CTATATCACCGGGCAATCATCAAACTCACCTGTTCGCGCATCGTTGATGATGTACGTAATCACCCCAAATACCGGACGCGAAGTGTCGGATACCTCATCCTTATCTGGCAAACTCTCCCGTTTACCGTTCTCAAGGTTTTCCAGGTGTGGCCGCGGATGTGTGCGATACCGCTTAATCCTAAACTCACCGCTATCTGTGCAAACCAGCAATGAACCGTCACATGGAGACAGTGACGCGTCGACAACCAGCAAAGCACCGTTGAGGATACCTTCCCGGTAATGCGTTGCACCGGCCCGCATAAAGTACGTAGCCGCTGGCCTGATGATGATGCGCTCGTCAAGCGATATACGCTGTTCAACGTAATCCGTAGCCGGCGAAGGAAAGCCCATTAGAAAATCCTCCCCATGTTCCGCAGGATCCAATATCGGTTATCGCTACCGTCTGTAGTCTTATCTGCGAAGTCAGGCTGGTTCCGCTCTATCCATGCATTGGCGTCGGCTCGGGTGAAGTGCCAGTTAAAACCACGCAACTTTTCTATAAAGCTGTCTGTTCTCAGGTAGCGGTAGCCCTTTGGGTTAAGCTCTATGGCCGCAATAAAGGCGGCCTGAATATCTGAAATTCGGGGCATAATCTGCACTCCCTTTATTACTGTGTTTATATACAGTAGTTTCAAATGAGATGCAGATCAATTTGGGTTCGCCTATTAATTTTTAAGGCTGAATGTCCTCAGGCTGCTCTGTCAGTTCAAGAGAAGCTTCGGAAGCTCTTGTTTTCCAGATGCTATCCTCTGGCATATCGAGGCGAACGTCGATCCAGCTGTTGGCCGGAACATCCATAGGTGCTCCTTTCGTTTTAATGATCTCTCCTTCATCGTTAAGCATGTATTTTCGCTTAAACAAGCGCACCGTCAGCCCACCGCTTTCTGTCTGCTCTGCTTCAACAACACCCAGCTCCCCCATGCCGCCAGGGTCCATCGGTGGAAGAAGTTGCCACCCCTCAGATGCCAGGCCCGCTGAACCCGTAAGTACATAAACACCAACATCAAAACGGGTAATTTTGATGCCCTCCGCTTCTTCGTTAGCCGTTCCGCATCCGCACCAGGTGAAACCTTCTTCTGCCACATCAGTACGCTGGCTATCTTCCTTAGATTTGACGATACGAGCCACCGGCGATGCTGCTTTAAGCGTTCCATCACTGGCTTTTGTGGTGTTGGCGGTTGAGTAATTTTCATACCAGCTTGTATAGGTTCCACCTTCCAGAGCCCGAAGGTAAGAACGCCCGCCTCTGAATGCAACCTGTGTATTATAAGCGGATAACTGTGTGGAGTGGGTTACTGTAAAACCAAAAACAACACCGGAGATCGGTCCGCTACCTTGCCCAGTCCAGAAACAGGTTTTACCGGCAAACGTATTGATGTTTTCAGACCCAGTTCCGATACTGTTGCCTCCAATACCAGAAGAACCTACCGTAACAACGTTTTCACGAGACTCGCCAGTATTAAGAGTGGCTACGTTGCCCAAACCGAGGTTTGTGCGAACGTCTGCAGCGTTCGTTGCACCAGTCCCGCCCTGGCTGATACTGAGCGCGGTAGTCAGGCCGCTTAGGCTGGTTATATCGCTGTTAGCCCCTTTCTTCGCCAGTGATTTCTGACCCGGTACTGTGACGGCCACGCCGTTAATCGTGATGGTGACGTCTGTAGTACCGTTCATCACATCAGCGAACCCGCTCATGTAGCGCTGGTACATCGTGAAGGTTTCAGCAATATCCTGTGCCAGGCCGTCAACGCTCAGGCTGTCGCTCAGAAGAATGGCGTATTTAGTTCCAGAAGGTACGGCAGGGTTAGCAGCGGGCTTAACGGTAAGAGAGGTTGCGCTTCCAATCGCGGTAATCTGAAAAACCTGCGCCGGACTGGTCAGGGCGATAACAGTGCAGCCGTTACGAATAAGTGAGCCAGCTGCAGTGAAGTTTGTGCCGGTACCTGTAAGGGTGTTTCCGCTGATGGCAATAGTGCCAGTGGTATAAATCATATTTTCTCCAGGAAATAAAAACCCCCGCCGGAGCGAGGGTGCATTTAAATGGTGATATTTTTCAGACGTACATATCGGGAAGAACGGGAAGGCTGAGCGACGTCACCGTGTTATTACCGAAAATGGCATATTGCTCGCGCCCAAGATATTTTCCGCCCTGAACTGAAGCGTTGCCGTTCTGTATTTTTATTCCGAACATTCGATATACATACATGCCGTTTACCGTATGCACCATTAGCCCAAACCTACCCAGCGGAACATATCCGTTACCGATGCTCACGGCACTTGTCGAAGGGGTCCAGAGTTGGTTGAGGTATACGAATGGTCGTTTTGTAGTTGAAAACGTACAAGCCCCTGCATCATTAAAAATATTGAGGCCGGTACCAGCCTGCGGCGCTACACCACTGGCGAAGATAACGATGTCTATCGTGCCGGTTGTGGGAGCGTCATCATTAGTTGACGGAGGACTGAAGAATCTGACCGTGTTACCGTCGAAGTCAATTGTGTTACCGCTATTACAGCGCCCAAAAACAACATACTTCGACTTGTCGTATCCTGCTATCGTGGGAACCGCCCATCCTCCGGTCGGAACACTAACGGTCCCCTTCCAGATACACTGCCCTGACTGCGTGGCATTGGTTATCGAGGTGAAGTCAGTACTGTCGCTGATAAGCAGGCCCACCCCGCTTCGCTGACCTGTCGGAAATATCTGCCAGACACTACCGGGAAACGTATAGGTGCTATCTCTTTCACTAATGCCCAGAGCCTGCATTCTCGAATTCTGCGTAACCCTGCCACCAGAGATGGTTATGGAATTCATTTTATGCCACAGCCCCGCATCAACATAGGCAGTCGCATGCGGTATAAACAGCACCTGCGCTCCTGAAACATAACCAGCGATGTCCACATACTTTGCTTTCTGGTAGCCACTGTCAAAGCTGGCACCAAACGATGGGCACCTCAGACCCGCCGTTATCTCCATGCGCTTTCCACCGTCATTCAGGTCAATCAAAAGTCCTCTTGGCATATTATGTCCATTCTCCAAGTACGATACGGCCGCCTCCGGTCAGGTTGATAGTGACACCATTGCTATCAATCACAGTCGCCTTGTTCGGTCCACTGAAGCCAAAGTTACCCGTTGTGGCGTAAAGTGCCCCACGGAAGGTGCCACTGTTAAACTCTGGTGAGCCATTTTTGGGAATACTCCAGCCCTTTGAGCCAGCCGCATAATCATTGGACTGGATGTAGTTACCGATCTTGGCGTTGCTGATGGTACCGTCCTGGATGAACGTATCCCGGATAAATGTCTGCCCATTCTGGATGACAAAAGGCAGAGTAACTGCGCCGCCAGCCTGACTCATCACAGCGAAGCGGTCAGCAAGGAACAGAACCTGCGGTTGCATGCCGGACGGCGTATTCTGAACACCAATGCCAATTCCTGCTGCGTACTGTTTGCCATTAGAATCAACAGCGACCTTGATGCTGTACATCGCATTCAGGTTGTTATTGATATCTGCCGACACCTTAGCGTTCGTGACAATTGCCGCTGACTGACCGTTAACCGTGACCTTTAGCGAATTGATTTGCGTAGCAGATGCCTGAGAGAAGTCCGCCATGGTTTTGGCAAAATCCGTCACGTTCGCGGTGTTACCGCCTGCGCTGGAGTCCAGCGTTTTCAGCGATTCAGTAACTGCTTTGCTCGCATCAGCCATCACGTTATCAACGCGCTCAATACCGGCTTTGTTATCGCCATATTGCACGCTCAGGAGGTTGCGCTGGTTAACCTGCGCGAGCGTACTGGTGATCAGCGCGATAGCATTGTTCTGAATACCGCCGCTGGCTTTATCAGTTTGTGCACCCAGCTCTTCCAGGCGTGATGCCATTGAGGAATCGAGGTCTGTGACAACCTGGCTAAGGTTGGTGATTGATGCAGTATTCTGAGCACCTACAGCAGCTGCTGAATCAGCTTTGTCAGATGCGGCCTGAGTGGCAGCCGTCAATTGACTTACCGCGGAAGCGCGAGCTTCAGTTTCCGTTGCTAACGCCTGGCGAACATCAGTAATACCCGCTTCATTCTGGGCAGTTTTCGCCTCTAGACGAGTAACATCCGTAACGCGGGCTTCCGTCTCAGTGGCGATCACCTCCCTGAGCTGTTCGAATGTCGCAGAGTTAGCCCCCTGCTGCGCAGTCTGACGCACAACAACATCAGCAATAGCCAGGGCGTTCCCAATGATTGCTTCTGCTGTCTGCTTATTCGAACCTACGGCGGCAGCCAGACCATCGGCGTTCTCCTTAATCGCATCAGAAAGTTCAGCCAGTTTCTCGCTACTGTCTACGGCACTCTCAATCATATCCTTAAATACCTCGGAATCTTTAATCTCCTCCAGTATTGCATTGGTGATATCACTGAAGTCGTCCGTTGGTTTTCCAGAAGCCTCTACAAATCCTGAAACGCCAAATGCATTACGAGTTCGAACATAAACGTAATAAACATGGTCAAACTTAAGTTTTTGGATGGTCCACTGATTGCCACGGCCAAGGAATTGAGCTTTATTCTCAATGTCGTCGGACAATGGAATCGGAGTCTCACCTGCGTACCAAAATTCAAAAGAAGTATCAGATGTGGCAGTAACAGACATGACCGGAACTAAAGTGGCCTGAAGTGGGCCAGGTATCCACTGAACCGAGTTCGGGGGCTTAGGCGCGCCTATAATAAGACTCACCTGAGTTTCGGCGCCTTTCATCCCGTTTTCATTGCGCCCACGAACGCCGAGCGTGTAGCTACCGGCAGCAAGGCCGTAAAACTCATACCGGAACTGGTCAGTTTCGTACTGAGATACCAGCTTCCCATCAGCACTGTAGATGTACAGCTCAAACACCAGCTTTTTAGTAGTGGTTGCCGTCTCCCACGTTGCTGTAACCTGGACGGTCTCGGTGTTTGTGTTCAGGATTCGCAGGTTTTCCACGTTAGGCACGCGGTAGCCGTTCAGCGTATCGCTGGGAACTTCAAACACTGCACCCTCGTCAACGATGGCCTGTTTGTTGGGGTCGTGCAATGAGGCCGTTATGCTGTATACGGAGTTGTTTTCCGTTTCGGCAACGCTCAGTATCCGGAAAAGGCGAATCGCAACGCTTGCGGTTGAAATGGCAAATACAGTTCCCGCCCTCACCCATTCAGGTTCGTTTTTGAGTGTGACGTTGTTTCCGTTAACGCCATCAATCTCATAGCGAGAGAACTTTCCGTCCCTCCCCATAATCGACATAGTGGAGCCGTCCGTTACTACCGAGGAATCAACCGCGTCAACCGTTATCACCCTCCCGGAATGAGAAACAATTCTCCCCCCGAGGCGAGTTCCTGCGTAGTCATTATCCATGACCTCAACGATATCACCCGGCGTGAAGTGGATAGCATCGCGTGCCATCTGGAAAGACAGTCTGCTGCTTTCACGCTTTGCTGTTTCCAGCAGCCATTTACCTGCCCGCCATGCCTGTCCGCGAGAGGTGCAGCCAAACGCCTCCAGAGTGGTTTCGTTGTAGTTCCCTTTGGCTATCATCTCATCGTCGGAAACGTACTCTTTCACCTGCTCCCATCCGTTGTCGGGGTCAGTCCAGGACACTACAACCGCATTGTATTTCTCTGAACGCTTTACAGAGCTTCGTTTGAACTCGCCATTCACAACGTTGGCGTTCGTGATTGTCGCAATCGGATCCTGTGGAGCGTCCAGCATTACGGACAGGCGCTGGCCGTCCCACAGCGCAATGCCACGGAACATGCTCGCTATCTTGTCGAGAATGTCTCGCGCACTCGCCTGCTCTGTGATGTAGGCGTTGAGCGTCATGCGTGGCTCTTTGCCGCCATACCCATCATCTACAAGCTGATCGCAATATTGCGACAGAATGTAGAGTGTGCCATCGTCAACATCGATGTATCCGGCGCGTTTCGCCAGGCCAAATCGGGTGTTTTTCGCCAGCTCACGGAACAGCCACGCCGGGTTGTTAGTCCATGCCTTTTTGAAGCCCCCCGTCCACAGCCCGGAGTAAGTTCTGGCAATTGGCTCGTAGTTATCCGGTACGTCAACGATCAGCCCGCGAAGATGATATGTGCGGCTCGGCGTGTCGGTGTACTGGTCACGGTCGATGACTGATCCGGCAACAGCAGAGAACGGATAGCTAAGGTTGTCGTCGGTGATCTCGCTGTAGCTGTTCCAAACAGTCCCGTTTGACAGCAAATCGCTGCTGCTGTCAGGCGTAATGCGGCGAACGCGGATATCAAACGGTTTGGTGTCGGGGGCATCAATGACGTGCGCCTCAAGGTACTCGCCAGAGATTTTCCCTGTAATCGTCACCGTCTTCTCCATGACCCAGCCCGACGAGCCAGTTCTGGTCTCGATAACCATCGTTACAGAGGTGTTTTTCTGGTTACCCTTGGAGTCCTGCTCCATGAGCCCGGTGACGCCGATGTTAAAACGAACGCGGGTCACGTCCTGATCGGTTATTGTGCGAACCAGCGGGGTATCGTAAGTGACCTCAGTGTTAACAATGGTCGTCGCTTCGATTGCAGAGAAGCCGTTGATTGGCTCCTGAGTTTCCGATCCAGGTCGCCAGGCAACACTAATGCCGTTCACGTTGACATTACCGTTCGAGTCAGTGATAGGCGTCTTATTCAGCTTGAATGAAGACAGGTGCTCCTGATCCACCGGGCCCGCGATTGGCCCCTCAGATATCAGATCCAGTACCCGATAGAATTGTTTTGATTTGAGGTTGTCGTCGAGTAGTTTTGGGGTTGATGCTTTACCGCCACCTGAAGACATAGCGCCACCTTAGCTGATTGATTCTTCCCAGTCGGAATTATTAGATGTGTCGATCCCGAGACTTATTACGTTGCTGCCGACCTCCATCTCGCCGAGGAGTATGGGGACAGGATGCCCCTGTCCGACCCTGTTTTCTGCACTGGTAAACGAGTTATTCGTGAGGGTGTTTGTTTCGGCCGCTTCCGCTGAAGTTTTGCTTTTCATGTTCCGGGACATGTAGATGGAGTAAGCAACCGAGGCGGCAGACAGCACCAGTGAGGCAATGAGAACTATCGTACTGGTCTCAAGTCCCGCCCCCTCAATCACCGGGACAAACAGCACTACAGAGCCATCCTTCAGGCGCCGATCCATGTGCCACTGCACCGAAGACGTTTCAACATCCTCACCCGCCACTCGCATTCTTACTCTGGCGTTCAGGAATGCTTTTTTGAACTCCTGATTCTGAGCAAGCAAAAGACGAATGCCCTGGGCAGGGGTATCAACGCTCAGCTCGACTTTGCGGAAATGTCGGCGTAAATGCCCTGCAAATTTAAAGATGAGCACTGTTCATGTCTCCATATGGAATGCATCTGCTTAACGTATGCCGGGCGCATTTGCTCTCTCCGGCTTAAATGCCCTGAGCAATCGTGGTGAAGAACCATATTGTCATCGAGCAGAATCATTGCGTGGCAAGGGTCAGCTCCGGGGAATGGTTGCCTGATTATTACGTCACCTGGCAGCGCTTCTCCCGGCGATACCTGATTGAAGCCATTGCGCGACATGTTGTTCAGATAAAGGTTCTCCCCTCTCAGCCACCAGCCATTCGTCCTTTCGAAGTCAGGGAGGTCAATGCCACACAGGTGATACGCATCACGGAATAGCGTGTAACAATCAGTCACTCCGTGCTCGAACCGCCTCCCCAAAAGGTAATCCACCGGCCTGAACGTTCTGATTTTCCCGTTACAGGCCAGCACCCATGGAAGGCCCGATGCAACCTGGCATTTACGGTCGGCGCCGGACAGAACCGGGCTGTTCATTGGGTGAGAGTGGAATACCGCAGTCACCTCTCCAGCCTCCTCGGCCGCCAGCCACTCATCATCACTGATTCGGAAGTGCTTTCCAGGCTCCGGGTGAACATTCCGACAGCGGAACAACTGCCCGCCATCCAGGATTAAGCCGCACACCTCATCCTGCGACGATGCCGCATAATCGAGTAATTCCTGCATCATGAAACCTTCTGAGAGCCGGGGAAGCTGCTGATTGGCACTGGTTCCGGCCGTGGATAACGGAAGCGGCAGCCGCTACGGCGGTGAGAGCACTTATCTTTCGCCGGGTCAGTGGTTGGATTGTCGCGCTCATCTGCAACCGGCGGCCCGTCATATCCGCACCCGACGCCGCGATACAGCCACTGGCAGACGTCGGCAAGGATGGTTCGCGCCGGGATGATAGCGTTGTCGCAGTCAATCGGTGTCGCCAGCGTGTAGGTCACCTGCTCGAACGTCTCTTCCGTCATCTCCTCAACAACGTAGCGGGAAACCGCTTCCTGCGTCGGATCTGCGTCAGGGTTGCCATTGGGGAAGTTCACCGCGTCCAGGTATTTCACCGGAACCTGACGGCGGGTGATCACCACCCCAAGCATGTCGTCGAAGTCATGGTTTATGCCCGTCAGTAAACCCGTGACGTTCGCCACCACCATTGTTGGCCGGGCATATGTGCCTTCGTTCTTTGACTCGAACCCTTCGACTGCTATCGGGTATGCCTGATACTGATTCCCCTTCCAGATCACATTTCCGTAATATCCATTGGTGCCGGAATGGAACCGGATAAGGTCTCCGCCAAAGGGTTGCAGGTCGGCTTCGAACAGGTCGATAAACGCGCCTACTCCGGCGTCGACGCTATCAATAATCATACTGGCTGGTATGTCGCGCACGGCAAACTCCCATAAAAAAAGCCACCAAGTGGTGGCTACTGTTTGAATATCAGGATGTTGCTTACTGATAACCCTGGTTAACGTGTAAGCTCAGCCCGTCAGTGGTGGGACACTGACGTAACCATCGAAGGGGGATGGCTGATTACCTCTGATAAAGGAAAAATAATGTCAGAATTGAAATTAAACGCTATTGACTTTATTTCTTTTGCGGTCGCTGGAAATACATTTAAATTAAAAGCTAATTTGATTGGCCCTAATGACCAATTTCATTCGGTAAACCTAGATATAGCGCCAGATGAGATAAAGAATAAAACCATCGGTGAGATTGAAAAACTTGCTATTCAAGCCTTGCGTTCAGCTTGAATTACGGCAATTTGATCTAATTTCGCAGTGATTTGATTATAAGCACAGGTGTGAGCGCTAATAACTTCTTCCATCTGTGCTTTCATTGAATCAACCATAGCCTCTAACTCTTCAACACGTTGTTCTAAAGTCATAACTGTCTCCCGCCTTTCGGCTTATCGTGGTACTTGTTCAAAAGTGGCCGTCAGTTCAAACAGCGGCCCGGTCTTTGTCATATTCCAGGATCGGCAGACAAACAGCTTCCTCACTCCCGTATCGGATGACGTCCAGTAGAACGATTCAACCGCCCCCCTGGCCTTGAGGAATGCCTCAGCATCCTTCGCAGGGTTACTGCGGCACGCTCCGCTGACGCCGCGAAAGGTGAGCGAGTATTTATCCATCAGTGGATTGATACCCTTCACCTGTCGCTGCTCGTAGCCGTCACCGAGCTTAACAACGGCTACGTTTGGGGTACGTTCAACCTGGTAAGCTCGCTGCGGTGTCCATGTGAATGTTTCTGGCACTATGACCTCCGTAGTAACCCGTTAGGGCGCTGCTGATCACGAATGGTGCTGAGGCTAACCTGCTTCATCATCTGCGCCATCTTAGCCATGGTCGCATCATCTATGCCGCCGGTGGTGTTGATTTCAAAAGTGATGTGCTGAACCACACTGCCGCCGCCACTGCCACTTCCCTGCATATCCCGATTGCTAATCACCCGACCATTGTCACCAGGTATCATGTACTGGCTACCGTTGCTGGCCTGAAATATCTCTGGCTTACCCTTCTCACCAACGCGATACATAGAACCAGCATCGACGGGCCCGCCGTTGTAACGCGCACCAGCAACTGCCATTCCTTTGGCCGCCAGGAGAGAGCCAGCATAGGCCGTCTGACCAACAGCAGCAGCACTCCCCATTGTTGCAATAGAAGCACTCATTGCCGCAGGAGCCCATGCCGAAGCAGCAACAGTGGCCTGAGCCATCGTGGATGCAAGTGATGCAGTCGCAGCGGCCTGCCCCATTAACTGACTCTTGGCCCACTCGATCCCCATCTGAACCAGACTACCGACAACGCTGTTGAGAATTGTCGTGCCAATGTTGGCGAAGGACTCCTGCAGGCTTTGGGTGCCGTTAATCAGACCGGTAATGGCATTAGTTGCGCCACTCTGAAGGGAGTCTACAGCGTCAGCCATGAGCTGGTTGGTGGTGCTCTGATTGCGATAGATTTCCCATTGGGCAGCGATACGGGCCTGCTCGTATTGTGTATTGGCAGCATTCATCAGTTCGAGGCCACGTTGAGTGATTTGGCCCTTTTGCGTTTCAAACTGTTGAATGAGAGCCAATTGCTGTGCATGCTGATTTTCCAGCTGCTGAACAGGATCAATCTCACCCAAGGCTGACTGCTGCGGGGTTACAACCTGTTGAGCTCGTATCTTCGCCAAATTCGCCTGATGATTGGCCTCGAGCCGCTCAGCAGTTTTGTCGTACTGCTCCTGGCTAATCTTCTTGGCCGCCAAAGCGGTTTTCAGGTCATCAACATCTTGCTTATAGCTGGCGTTTTCGCGCGCTTCTGGTAGAAGCTTTTGCGCGGCAGCCTCGGCCTTGATGGCATTGGCCGTATCCCATTTCTCTGCAGCATACTGCCGGGCCTGTGCGATCTGGGCCTGAGTCGCTCCTTTCCCAAGAGATTGCTCGGCATTGAGCATAGCCTGCTCGCGGCTGAGTTCTTGAGTTGAACCAGCCGCCAGCTCCGATTGTTGTTTCAGGTTAGCCAGTTTCTGAGCAACCGACTCAGCAGAAGACGCTGATTTTTTCCCCTGCTGCTCACTCTCTTGTTGAGCTTTTTTTCTGGCTTCTTCGGCCTTTTGCAGGTCGTAGTTTTCTCCAGCAAGCTTTCCAGCTGATGATATCTGATTCTTGTTATCAGTTACCTTGGCGGCTTGCATTTGAGCTTTAACAACGGCTCTTTGTCGCTCATCCTGAATTTTAAGAAGTTCGTTTTGCTCCTCAAGATTGAGGATGAGCTTATCGCCCTCTTTCGTGGCCGGAGAAATTTGCAGTGCTTTCGGATCAAAATTCTTCCCTGCCTGATTGGCCCGGTTTATTTCATCAGCTGTATCACCAAAGGCTTTCGCTACCGCACCCTGAACTTGCTCAAGAGACCAGGATTTTTCGATGAGTTGATCATGAACTCCCATCGCCGTAAGCATGTTGTTCGTGAGCGTGCGTGTCGCCTCTGACGCAGTTTCTTCTGTCCGGGATAATTTATCCTTTGCGGCCTCAAGATCTCGCGTCTTGCGAGCCAGTTCATCAGACACCTCCGCCTGTTGACGGGCGAAATCCGCACCTTGCCCCATAGATTCAGCAACTTCCTGCGCTGCCGGGGTAAAGTTCTGATATCTGTCTCTCAGCGAGTCAACTTCACCCTGCAGGTCTGCAACAGCCTCTTTCTGGGCTCGTATAGAATTATTGGCATCTGCAATAGTGCCGCGCAGTTGGGTGTTACTCATTGACGTCATTGACGCATTTAGCTTATCCAGACCGTCAGCAAAGGCGATCGCCTCCTCTTTTGCCTGCTGGGCTTTCTGCCAGAAATAGAAGATCGCTCCGGCAGCGAGCATAGCCGCCCCCGCTGGACCACCTATGAGGGCAAGAGCATTACGAGCAAGTCCAATACCAGCAGATGCTGCACGTGCCGCCGCCGCCGCCCTTGCTGATGCGGCAGCCTGGACTGTTTCAGCCTCAGTAAAAGCGAGAGATACGGTAGTTGCCCGAGTTTTTGCAGCTATTAGGGCATCAAGCGCTAACATTTCAGCAGCGCTACCTTTGGCCACGTTATATTCAGCCTGGGCCAGAGCGAGAGACGAAAGAGCAGCCTCTTTATCAGCCAGAGCCTTACGCTGAGCAGAATTAGCGGCAACCAAAGCTGCTTGTGCCGCCTGACTCTCTGCAACAGCCTGCTTACGAGATGCTGCGATATCAGCGATTTTCGCGGAGGTAGCCATGGTCAGAGCGCCGACATACCGCGCGCCCATTACGCCAGCAACAATCGTGAGCGTAGTGCTGAGAGCGTCCAGGTTTTCACTGAGAGAAATTACTGAATCACTGAATATTTTTACGCCAGTTTTTACTGTGGCATTCTCGCCAAAGAATTTCGTGATATTGTTGTTGGCAATTTCAAGAGACTGGCTGATCGTCGCAGTAGTTTTAGCGAACTCCTGTCCAATTTTATCGCCCTGAGAGAGCAGGCCATTAACGATCACCTCAGTGGTTAACTTGCCCTCTGCAGCCATGTTTCTGAGCGCCCCGATGCTGACATTCATAGAGTCAGCCAGAGCAATCATGAGCCGGTTCCCCTGCTCGTTCACAGAGTTAAATTCATCACCCCTCAATGCTCCGGACGCCAGCCCCTGAGCAAGCTGAATGATTGCATTGCTTGCCTCCTCGGCTGTTGACCCTGACACCACGAAACCCTGGTTAATAATGGTTGTCAGCCTGGTAATGTCCTCTACACTGACGCCATAACTTCTTGTTGAACGCTCCAGACGCGCATAGAGTGTGGCCGTGGCATCAAGACCTGAGCGAGTCTTTTGAGAGATGTCAAAAACACGCTCTGTGACATCAGCCAGCGTTTCAAACGGCGGTACGGAATCCCTGACGGCATTTGCCAGTTTATTGCTGAGGTCCTGCCATGCCTGAGCATATGCGCCAACCTGCTGGACAGAAAGAGCGGCAATGAGCGCTTTCGCGACGCCAGTTAAGCTGGACATAGTGCCTTCAATCGAAGACAGAGAGCGTTCGGTGCGGTTTAAACCAGCCTCAAGACGGCCCATACTCCCATTGAGGCCATTCAGCGCATCATCAATATCCCGACGACCTTGAAGAAGGCGAGCCGTGTCCATATCCACTTCGTAAACGATCGTTCCAGCGCTGACGGTACCAGCCATATTGTTTTCTCCTGGCAATAAAAAACCTCGCCTGAGCGAGGTTTGATATGGTTTTATTGTTGGTTAGTTGCAGGTGTTTTCCCATGAGTCATTAAACTCCTGGCTATCGTCATCTATTACGGAGTGCCCGTTGGTAGATATATACCTTGAATTACCTGCATAAGCGCCGAAACTATTTTTTGCATTTACGTACCCACAAACTGCACCACCCTTGCCGATCTTCTCCCCAGAGAACTCAGCAGATGATGAGTCTTTGAGCAATCCCTTCACTGACTCTTTTGCATCGTAGTATCGGATTGCACGCCCCTCCTCCTGAGCTGTTTCTTGTTTTTTTAAGTCGCTCTTCAGGTCTTCATATTGCTTTCTTTCCGCGTAAGCATCACCAAAAATAGGGGTTTTGGAGTTGACCCAAAAAAGAAATCCCACATTGGCAGCTAATGATACAGCCAAAAAACCAACGGCGCAGAATCGTAAAGTTCCACGCCTCTCCGCCTGTGTAAGACGGGAATTAAACGCCGCCTTCTCGCCTATTTTTCCAAATCCAAAGCCAATGATAATGAAAGTTGCAATTATGAAGACGAGAGATAGTGGCTCTCTTGCTGCGAAGGTGCATGTAATTACTAATGCAATAAAACCCAGCGCCACAAATATCTTGTTCATATCCCTATTCCCCTTTGGTAAAAATGAACATCCTACCCAGGAATAGCACAGGCGCAACGGAAAAGGATGATTTATTGTTCTCAGGGTATCGTTGTATAGAAGGTCGGTTACTTCTTTTTCGCATTCTCGCGTCGAACTGCCTGTTTAGCCAGATATTCATCGGCGATGCTGTCGTACTCTTCGCGAGTAAAGCCTTTCTGGTCAGGATATTTAGCCGCCAGCAGCATCTGAAATTCGGTCATCGTTAACTGAGAGGCTTCAGTGCGGCTCATGCCGAAGTGATTACGTGCCGCGCTGATGTACTCGAAGGCATTAAATTCGGTTGTGGTTTCGCCACTCTCATGGCGCTGCAACTTGCGAACCTTTGCCTTTCCGATGATACCGTGTGTAATCAGAGACTGAGCAATCACCAGCATGTCGAATTCATCCATCGATCCACGGCGAATTTTAAACGTCTTTCCTGATGCTTTTGCTGGTCGAATCTCTCCGATTAACTGCGTCACATCATGGTCGCAACAAGCCGCCAGTACCGTCATGGACGCCATAACTGCCTTCCGCCCGTAACTGGTAGATTTAATATGCTGAATCAGCCACTCAGGAATCAGTCCATACACTTCAAATGCTGATTGCAAAACATTTGAAATCTCGTCGTGATGCAGTTCGTAGAACGCCTGCACAATCTCTTTCGGTTCGCCGATGCGCGTCATATTAATGAACGATGGGCGGAAGAAGTATTCTTCCTCACCGACGCTGATAAGGCATTCGCCAATCTCTTTCATGGGGATCATAGCTAAATCCGGTAACAATCATTTTCGGGGCCACCAGGTGGAAGCCCCTGAAATGGCAATTACGAAGCGGTAACGGTTACCGCGGTAGTTCCGACCTTCCCGCCGTCCGTAGTGGTGAATGTTGCGTTACCAGTTCCTGCCGCGACGCCTGTAATCAAGCCGCTGGTGCTTATGGTGAACTTCGATGTATCAGAAGATGCCCATACACCGGTTTTATCTGTCGCGTCAGCAGGTGATACGGCCGCAGAAAGCTGCCGCGTCGCGCCAACAACAACTGATGTGGTAGCTGGCGTCAGCACAACGCCTGTCACAGGTATTTCGTCAGGAGTTTCCTGCACGTCAATAGTGTCAGAATCAGACACTTTGAATTCGGTTGAGAGCGTAACGATGTCATTACTGCCGCCATCAGAGCTAAGTGCGGTAATAACCATGTACCCCTGGAATTGCACCGGGCCATAATCCATAAACACCCAAATGGTTGGCTGGCGACCTGCTTTAACTTCATCGTTGTAGTATTTGATGAACTTGCCGACGCCAAATTGATCCAACTTGTCGCGTTTACGCACCTCACCTTCAAAGCTGATGGTGAAATCCGAGTTAGTTACGATATTTTCAACGTATCCCTTCGTGTCATCAGCATCGCTGGTAACAGTGTTTGGGCTGAAGTCGAAACCCTTTGAAGTGCCAGCCATTAGAGCCTGGCGCTCGCTTTCAGGTGGCACGGCATCAGGGCAGCCCAAGGCCACCTCTAACACAACTGCACGACCAAATAGCTTACTGTTGTCAGTAGAGCAGCCTTGCATAGTTACTTACCTCTTTGAAATGAAAAAGGCCACCTAACGGCAGCCATTTGATTGCGCTTACTCCCCGTAGAGGCAAGCGAATTGAAGTCGAAACACGATCCTTCCCTCTTCGGTTAATACTGGCGGCGGGATGCCACCCATATTCTCGATATGGCCGACACAGCTATCACTGATTGGATTGTCCTGGACGTAATCAACGATACGCTGAACAGCATCCAGTGCGGCCTTACGCTTATCTTTCGCGCCGATGACATCAACCAGAACGTGATACTCCGATCCAAGCTGATTACGGATATTAGCCCCACCGTTTGGCCTGAAGACCATAATCGCCTTCGACAGGTCTTTCGGGTCGTCGTACATCAGTTGCTGAACGGTGAAGCCAGCCGTTAGGCCTGCATTAACGAACAGGTTTCGGACCCGCTCGTACATCATGGGCGTCATAGCGAGAGCTCCTTACGAACAACATCATCGATGGCAGATCGCTCCTCTTCAAATCCAAGGGTGAGGAATTCTTTTTTAGCAGTTGAACGACGGAATCTCTGCGGGTTGGCCGGGTCATGAACATAAACGGCATAGTTGGTCGAGTAACCTACCCTGCCTGTGATTACTGCTCCGTCAGCTACGATTTCGCGAAACTGGCTATTTAATAGCGCTGAGGTGTCGATCGGTGTGTAGAGCGCCGCTCTTGCTGCCCCAAGAATCATCGCTGACTGGAGTGCGCGAATGACTTTTCTACCCTGAATATCATTCAGAATTCGGTCAATATTGCGCTCAACACGTGCAGCTCCGCGAACTTTGATGCCCATGGCTACACTCCCGTAATTATCGCCCAGTCGTCTTCCAGGCCTTCCAGCGTGTCGTTCCACTGCGTAACGTGGCGAACCTCGTCAGCGCCAGCGCTAAGTGGGTCTGGATTGGAGCTGGAGCCGATAAGGATGTAATCGCCTTCGTCAGCCAACGCATAGGCAGTGAAGAAGGTGTTTTTTACGACAACCTCTTTACCGATTGACCCGAGCTTGGCAGACAGACCTCCGATGTAGTCGCACATGATGGTTTCAGGCGGTTCATATGGTTCGATGGGGTCGCCATACTCATCATTACCGCCCGCCCCCTTACGCCATATCGTGCACGGCTTGTTGTATGACCATGAAGCAGTAGACGACATCAGCCCTCCTTCCAGCGCAGCACTTTCGCGCCTGTCGCCCGGATACGCGGGCAGTTGATGAACCACTCGCCGTCCGATTTCACGTAGCCGGTAGTCTCCCGCCCGGTATCGGTCAGCACCCATACTCGAACGAATGAACGCGGCAGCCGGACGCTTACGGATGTCCAGGTCATCAGCAGCCCCCAACAACGAGGAACATCCCAACCTTCTGCCCGACATCGATGGGCAGCTCTGACGTGCAACCGGAGGTATCCAGCGCCAGCAGAGCGTCACGCATGTTGAGCACGCTGTCGCTGTAGTCGAACGACCGGGACGCACCGGACGGAGCACCCTGCGACTTAATCCGCTGCGTGTACGCCGTCAGAGCCATCAAGGTGACCGCGTACACCTGGATGAGCATCAGATCGCAATCGTCGTACCCGGCAGCAACCAGGCAGGGCTCAATCTTCGCCATCTTGCACAGGTAGGCTTCGATCATGAAGTCAGGGACGGTGGTATAGCCGAGCGCAGACAACTGCTGTTTAACCTGCGCCGCTGTTATCTGCACTACAGCCATGGTTATTTCGCCTTCTTCTTGCTGGAAGTGTCTGCCTGCTCTGCCTGCTCTGCCTGCTCTGCAGATTTATCGTCAGCACCAGGTGTGGCAACTTCAAGCTCCTGCTCTTCAACTTCGCTAACGACCGATACGCGACCAGCGAAAGCTGGCGGCACATCAACCGCAACAAACTCATGACCAACCGGCAGTTGCTGGAATACGCCGTTAATCGTTCCCCAGCAACCAGCCTTCTCGACTTTTAACTTTTTCATGCTCTCTCCCGAAGAAAAGGGGCCGAAGCCCCTTAACCCTGTGCGTTGAACACTTTAGAGCGACCGTTGAAATCGCGCTTAATCTGCAGACCGACAGCACTCCAGACCAGAGTGTTGTAGTTGTCGAACGGATTCTGGCGCGGGATCATGAAGGTGCCCACCGGCGCGGCAATACGCGTCTTGATGTACTGCGAATTGCGCACATAGGCAATGAAGTGGTTACCAGTCAACTTGAAGGTTTGATCAATCGACTCTACGCGGCCATAACGCAGGATGTACTCATGTACAGTCCCCTCTTTAAAGCCGTTTGAATTGGAATACGGCTTCATGAAGTTGCGCATGATTTCCGGCGATGTCCAAAGCTTCACTTTTTCCTGGACATAATTATCATCCAGCAGCTTCGCAAATGGGCCTGTGAAAAATGCAACGATCTGATCAGATGTTGCAGTTGTCAGGTCAATATTCAAACCGGTAGCACTGAGATCAACCTGATTGGTGTTGGCGTGGTTGGTAATACCTGCGCCGACATAGCCCTTCACCTTCACTTTCGCGTCACCAGAAAGCATGTAGTCGGCCATATCCTCGCGGATGGCTGCAACGTGCGCTTCCTGGTCATCTGCCATTGCGTCAAGGTTTTCGGACTGCATGCCGTTCCACTCACGCCATTCACGGCTGTAGCCTGTGTTGAAGATCGGGATTGGGTCACCAGCTTCGTCGTAGATGACTTTATCCAGTTCTTCCGGAACGTGGCCCGTCAGTGTGCGATGAACCTTGCCCGCGTCACTGGAGACGCGGTAAAGCGCCGCTGTCTTGCCGATAGAGATCGGCGTACCGAGACCGAGCAGATCATCCAGTAGGCCGTTTCCTTCATCATTACGGAAGACTCGGGTGGTGATGTTGTCCACTTCACGCCAGTAGTCTTTGGAGATCAGCGCGGCCTGGTTAACTTCCAGTGCGCCGCCATACTGGGCGGAAATAGTGTTCTGGTTGATGTTGAAGGACTCACGCTGCATCAGCAGCTGATTCCACGCCTGCTTTACCTGGTTATATTCAGTAACCAGCTTTTTGTTGAATACGATCATGCTCATGCGGTTGCTTTCCCTGATTTGCGAACTTTCACGAGCTGAGCTTCTGCGCCAACGGTGATTTTTTCGCGTGAATAAAAGAGGACCTGGTCGGTGGCTGGTGTGGTCGACTTGGCCAGCGTGCCGTCACCGGCAGAAACCAGGCCTTCGTTTTCCAGCAACACTTCGCCTGCTTTGACCAGCATGTGGTAATCCACATCGTCTTCGCACATGATGGCCGCGCCGGTATCACCGGCAGGAACCGCATCGCGAATGTCACCACCGCCGATATAGTTATGCTGAAGAGCCAGAGCAACGCCTGCACCACCAGCGACATTGTGAACCGCCAGTTTCCCGGTGCTGTCGAGCATCACCAGTGAGCCGGGCTTCACGGCCGCCGCCATGATTGCTTCAATGACCTGCGGGTCATTCTTACGGGCCGGGCCCGCGATTACGGTATGGAAACGAGGTGCGAGAGCCATTATTCAGGTGCCTCCATGTTAAGGATTTCACTCTGAGCGCCATTCCCCTGGAATGCAGGGTTAAGACCGGTGCTGGTCTGGCACTGTGAGTACATGTCGTTCAGCGCTTCACCGGAAAGCGAGTTGATCGCCGCTTCGGTCATGAACGAGAATTTCGCTTTAACCGCATCGCGCTTGGTTTTCAGGTCGCTTTCAGCATTCGCCTGCAGCTGAGATTTCAGCGTGCTGATTTCTTCGGTCAGCGGCTTCAGTGCCAGATTCACTGCGGCAGTAATAGCGTCGGAGTTAATCTGAGACTGGCTCGGGTCGCCGCCGCCATCTTTCTTCTGCATCTGCTGGTTGTAGGCATCCCAGACTTGATCGTCGGTCAGCCCCTCGGTTTTAACGCCTGCGGCATTGAGCGCGGCGATCATCTTCTCTTTCATCGGGTTTGTTTCTCCGTTGGTTTTGACTTCGTACTCAGTTGGTTTGCGCACGACTTCTACTGGATCACCGACAAGCGTTACGACCTTGTCAGAGATGAGGTACTTCTGGTCGAAGAGCTTCGGCTTGACGTTCTCGCCATCCTCTTCGTAAACAAAATGGTCAGGCCAGACACTGACGACGTAGCGCCACTTTTTGTCGTCCTGCTTGATGGACATGCGCAGCGCCTGGTAGATGTCGTCGAAGGACATCTCTGAAGCGTTGCTGATGAAGAACTTCACTTTGTTCCACCAGCCGTCTTTCATGCTGTTGGCGGCATCGATGAGGCTCGTCACTTCAACATCAGCCTCTTGCCCGTCAGCGTTGACGAACATGCCGACGCCTTCATCCGGCGTACCAGCGCCTGGCTCGTCGAGTAGGATCGCGATGTGGTCGAACTGCATGTTGTGAGCGACCCAGGAGTATTTCTTCTGTTTCGATTCACCTGCCTTTTGCTCTTTGTTCAGCAGCAGACCGGTAGAAACATGAATCGGGTCGGCGTTATTGCCGGAAATCATGTCGTCCAGGCGCTGAATAAGGCGCTTACCGTCAGGCTTGGTGTCTGCTACAGCCTTATTGACGTAAACGTCCATCACGACCTTGTCGTTGGCCTTGCTGACGTTCTGAGCCCATGCCCCCGCGTAGTAGTCATTGACCGCCTGGGGGTCGTTGGCGCTAACGTATTTGCCGTTCACCATCGGGTGGCCGATCGGCATTAACTTGCGCTCCATCGTCTGGTAGCTGTTGTTAATCTCCTCCGCCGGGTACAGCCCGCCATTCATCACGATGTCATCGACGATCGGGACCGCACCACGAATGACGTAGTGTTCCTGGCCGTTAATGGTGGTCGTTGAGATGTTGGAGGCGTTGATGGCGAGGGATTTAACGTGGATGCTGGATAGCTTCACGTTGCGTCCTCTTAGCGTTGTTTTGGTGGTGGCAGCACTTTGCCTGATGAGGTTGTTTTACTCGGTTGATACCCGCTCAGTGGCGCTGGACGGCAGCCATCGCAAAAACGCGCTGGCGCAGGAACATATTTACCGCAGCGATGACACGAGCAAGGATCTGCTGATCCCGAACCCGCCGCCATAACAATCAGAACCACGAGAAGCAACAGTAAAAGGCCAATGACTACGATCATGCGGCCTCCTTAGTGGTCCACTGCTTGCGTTCTTTCGCCAACTTATCAGCCAACCCTTCATTGAAAATGCTGCCGTCTTCGTTGAGCAGCACCGGAATCTGGCTGCAATAGCAGTTGTACCGATTGCCGTTCTCGGCGTAGAAGTCCCTCACCTCTTCAGTGGTGTAGATCTTGCCGTGGCGGCTGGCGTGCCAGGTGCGCGTCGTCGGCTTGAGCGCCGACAGCCACAGCAGGCCAGTATTCAGCCCAAGTCGATCCGCTGCCCAGTCCGTTTCGTTCCATTGAGCCTGCCGCAACGCGCCGACCTGCTCAGTCTGAGCGATTGTCTTCGCCTTCGACATCGACACATCGAGACGCTTGCTGATGACGCTGGCCGTCTCGCGTGGATTCACGCCTCGCGCCACCGCATCGGTGATGATGTTGGTCAGGTCGCCGCGGGCTGTATCGCTGATGACCTTCCAGTCACTGAACGTTGTAAGCCTGGCCGCCGATATCTGGTTCAGATAACCGGGGCTGCTTAAAAGCTGCTGTAGCGTCGTCTGGCTGGCGTACACCTGCGACTGCTGCGAGAGGTTGTTGAATGCCTCCAGCGTGCCGCGCTGCGCTTCTGCGACGACGTAATCCATCGCCCACAGGTTTTGCTCGCCACCGTCCAGCAGATGGTCATCGAGAATAGCCTGCACCGCCTCCAGCAGATCAGCCAGTTCCTGCGCCGACATGTCGTAGATGAACTTGCCGGCGTTGACCTGGTAAAGACGCATGTCCGCGCCATTTTCGTGACAAAGGAAGTGCCAGTTATGGCTATTTACCTCACGCTCTCGCCCGGTCAGGCGCTGGTCGAACAGAGATTTCAGCGCGCGCTTAATGCCGAGATACCGCTCCTCGATATCCCGGAACATCGCGGTTACCTGCTTTGCCGATCGGGTCGGGTCAACCTTGCTGTGCGGAACTATCGGCAGGCCCACCTTTGCCGTCTGTTCTGGTGTCATCGGCCAGTGGATCATCGGTTGTCACCTTATCGTCCGGGTTAGGCGGTTCTTTTGGCTCTGGCAGCGGGTCGAGCCCAACAATCTCGCGCAACTCGTTGGCAGTGAATGGCGGTTCGCCACCGTAGAAGCCAGATGTTTTCTGCACGATGTCGGCCAGTTTCGAAGCATTCTCGATCTTCTCTTTCTCGCCCGGCGCCAGCAGGTCACTCCACGAAATGGTGACCTCGCCTTTGGTCGGAGGGTCGATAATCCCAAGCGTCCAGAAGCGTTCAAGGAGCGCGGTGATCCGGTCCGTAAGGAAGCCATTGCGCCGAGTATTTCGGCGGATAGCCCAGTCAGTTTTGTCCTCGTCGCTCGCCAGTCGCCCGGTCTGCTGACCAAAAAGAATGGTGAACGGAATTTGCACGGAGGCGGCCAGTTCGTTCGCAGTGACTTCCCAGGTCGGCCCCGGGTCGCCAGGCGTAACGCTCAGAACGTGCATCTGCCCGGCCTGCATCACGGCGGCCGCATCGGTACCGCGGTTAAGCTTGTTGACCTTGTCGCCCATAGCTTCGCCTAGATCGGCGTACCCAGCCTTTTTGGCCTGGTCTGCCAGCGTGTTCATGTCGGTTTCTTTGCTGAATTCGACGGCAATCTGACGGCTGGCGTTCTTGAGGAAGCCCTCAGCACCACCGCCGGAAATCTTCTCGATATCGAGGCCTTTGTTGAAACCAGCCTCCAGCAGCGGGATACCGGACAGGACGTTGTCGTCTTCAGATCCTTCACAGAACAGAATGACTCGGCTTGGGTGTACTGGTTCTCCGCGCATCGGCCCGACAAAAGGCTCATCACCGACAGGTTGTTCGTTGAAGTTGAACATCTTCGGCTTGCCGAACTCTGGAGAAAGGCGGTCGTTCTCCCAGTCAGCAACAGTTAATTGCGGCTCCCATACCGGGATAAGTTTTACCAGCGCTGACTCGCCCAAGGATTTCACCAACCTGATATCTACTGGCTCGTTCCACGGCTTATTATCTTTGACCTGCAGCAGCAACGCGGAGTAACGACCGACCATATTGCGGCGATCGGCATCCTTCACCTTCGGCCACAGCTTTTTCATGAACTTGGTTACTTTCTTTTCCCAGGCGTTTGTATTCTCCGCCTCCTGAGCTTCATCACCGTCAACAATGACCGGATAGTCCTGCCAGCAACCATCAAGCAGGCGATGCACCACAGCGAAGCCAGCGGCGTTGCGTCGGTACATGTTGTAGAAGTCGTTGAAGGTGATCGTGCGCGGGTAGCCAAATTCCTGGTAAAGCGTCGGGCGCTTCGTGTTCCCGCCACCGATGCCGATGGCATTCAGGTAATTTGCTCGCCTCATTTCAGTGGCGAGGTTGTTCACAGCCATCTGCAGGCCGTTATCTTGTTCGCTCACTGGCGATGCTCCTTAGAAGAATACTGTGCCGACCTGCTTGCGGTTGTTCTTCGTCACTGCGAAGTAACGGAAGCTATCGGCACCGTGCGAAGTGGCGTCATGGAGAGGTTTGTCTTTCCAGCAGCCGCGTTTGTCGTCCCACTCCTTCCGGTAGCACTCAAGGTGAGAGATGCCTTCTGAGCATTTCTCCTCATCGAATACGCATTTCGGAAGGATTTCACGTGCCGACTCAATGCCGGTATCAATGCCGGCTTTCGGCACAACGCGGAAGTTTATCGAATACATCTGGCCGTCAATCTCGTAACCCTCGCGCGCCAGCTCTTTGCGGGACTTCGCATCAGCAGCAAACTCGCGGTTTTCGATGTCGTGCGGCCCCCAGTGCTCACCATAGGTGTAGCCTCGGTCTTTCAGAACCTTCATGTAGTGCCGCAGGCCCTCGCCAGAGTTTTCGTAGTAGTCGATGATATGGAACTCTTCGCCGACCTCGCGAACGAACCAGATGGCCGTGGAGTCGCCCACGCCTATATCCCAGAACGTATGAACCGGGAGGTGTGAGTTATCCGGGATTTTGCCGATCCGCTTGTTGGTGTAAAGCCAGCGGAACTGCTTGGCGTAGTACGCGCCCTCGACCGACTGCTGGAATGCCTCGGCCGGAATGGTCGGGTATTCGCGCTTCATGTCGTCGCCGAGCGTTTTCTCTTTGGCGTAGTACCAGGCTTTCTGGCGTTCATTGACGACTACGCCGTGCTTCGCTTCCATCTCAGCGAAGTATTCCAGCAGGCGCACCGGCAGAGGTTCGACCGGGTCGATTGCGTACTGCGGGTTCTTCCACCACGAGAAGAAGAAAAATTTCCAGTCGAGGTTGGACAACTCTTTACCCTGAAGCAATGACTTCTCGGCTTCACTGCAGTAGTCATAGAAATAACCTGCTCGCCCCTCTGCCGTACTCTCCAGCGTTATTACGCCACCAAGAGGTACAGCCTCGAAAGCACCGGTGACTATCTCCTTGGCCTTCTCTGGATACTTAGCGCATATCTTCCCGAACTCCGATACGTGCAGGCTGTACAGCGTACCGCCGCGGAAGGATGTCGATACCGTTACACTGCCGCCTTTAGCAAAGACGTATTCACTGGTCGTCTCTTTGACGAGAGGGTTAGCAAGCTTGATATCGTCCGGCATCCGCTGATAGGCAAACTGCGTTTTGTTTCGAAATAGCCTTTCCGCATCCGGAAGTGAGTGAGCGATCAGGGCACATTCTTTTTTATGGAAGATCGCCAAATCAAGCTGGATGATGCACACCTCTGTGGTGAATCCGAGCTGTCGTGCTTTGAGTATTACGTTGCGGTCGTGCATGCCGTCGAAATACTCCAGTTGCTCCGGAGTCATCTTAAACGTTACACACTTGCCGTTTTTATCTTTGATTTTGTACAGGTGGTTGAGACGCCATAACCTGTTCTTCAGGAGCAATTTCTGCTTTTCAGTTAACACAACCACTCCTTACAGGTCTTCATCTCCTATCTCGTCCATGACAGATGCAACTGAGCTCACGGCAAGGCCGCCTGAGTGTTCAACCTTCTGCTTATTCGTGTACGCATCACCGCACTCTTTGGCGGCCTGTTCCATAAGGGAGGCCGCCAGCGCCATGTTTCGCATGCTCTCGGCTTTGGTCATCATCCTGTCAAGCGCGCGGAGACGATAGGCTTTGTTGGCGATCGGGATGTCGCTTAATTCGGTCTGGAAGCGCTTACGGGTGGCGTTGAAAAGGTCAATCCACTTCTGGCTCAACTTGGCCGCCATTGCGTTGCCTGGCGTATATTGCGACACCTGCTGCCGTGAGACATCAATGCCATATTCAGCCTTTACAAGCTCAATGACTTTTACTGGCGGCTCGTAGCAGGCGAGCGATTGAACGATGAAGGCTTTAACCTCTGTCGATAATGCTGCCATCGGTTACCTCCATGACAATCTGAATAAAGCGTTACGCCAGCTTCAACATGCACGTCCCGCATGATCTGGCTATATCGATATGAGCCACTTCTGCTGGCGCATTGGCCGCATCAACGAGCTCCTGTACTTCTTTGCTGGCACCGTATCGACGTACGACACCAGTGAATTCTTCGACGTCGTGGCCGCGCAGTGTGAGAACTGGCCGCCCGGTCTCTTTGTTGAACTTAGGCGCGCCGAAATCATCGGTGGCCTGTGCGATGTGGTAAAGCTCATGCTCTACCAGTGCGCAGAATTCTAGGTCACTGCATTGTGAGCAGTAATCAGCCGCCAGCGTGATGATGAACTTCGGGATTCGCCCGAACCATTCATGCATCTGCTGTTCGATTCTGGCTTTCTGCCAACCACCGGCGCGGAGCATTACCTGTTCGGCCTGGCCGAGGACATGTCGCCCTTTCTTCGCAAACGAATCGGATGCCCACATGAAGCAGAGATCAGCCTCTAGCAGGTGTCCGTGGTCAGGGTTATGAATTATTCCGGTATCTATGAGGATTTGTCGGTTTACCCACTCATGCACTTCATGGGCGGGAATGAGCCTGGTGTATGGCTGCCAGTTGTCGGAGGCGATGAAGTTAACTGGCGGATATGGCCTGCGCTCGTCATCGTTAGCCATGGGTTACTCCGTTGCTTTCTCTGCCTGCTCTTCCGCCACCGGCACAAAGTGGAACTGCTCAACGCTATCCGGACGGAAGTAACGCCACTCACCTGTGTCAGTCGCCAGGGCTACGAACCCGTTAACAATTTCAGGCTGGCTACGTTTCATCAGGCCAGTGAAGGTTTCTTTCGATGTGGTGGTGATAGTGATTTGGTAGATGTCGGACATGATTACCTCTTTGCCTTGTCGCAGCTGTTGCCCTGCTTCTCAGAAGTGCTTAGCCACTTACGGCTTTCCCGTCAGCAAGATGTGATCACCATCCTTGCGGGGTTACACAGATCATTATCGAAGCCCCTCAGTGAAGAGCCTCTGTAACGGCCTACTTATTTTCGGTCTGCTTATCCCATTCCTCACGGAACTTGGATGGGTTGTCGAAACCCTGAGTGCATTGATTATTTTGCATGCTGCCTTTCCTCTTCAATTTTGCGGATTGCCGCCTTATCGAGATTGCACTGCCCAAGCGCCGTGTAGAGCTGAGCGTTTAACTCCAGACTTGCCTGCCACGTGAACGGAACCACCATCCCGGGGATCGGCGTGTCTGCGGTCAGGTCAGCGCTTATCGGTACCACCGGGGCCGGAACGTAAACTGTCTGCGTATTCCCGCAGGCTGTCAGCAGCGGCAGAAGGAACAAGCTGGTTAGCGCACGGATCGCCTTCAAGCGCCTGCCTAATGTAGACAATGCGCGTCTCGCCTTTTTTGGCCAGTTCGTTCTTTGCATTCTGGGTAGCCTGTGAGATATCACGGACGAGGTTCATCGTGGTGATCACGTTGCTGGTGATCGCCTCTGATGTGTCTGCCCGGACCGTCGCTTTATCGCGCTGGTCTTTGTAGGTGATGGCGTTGTCGCGGTAGTGGTTCACGAAGAACGCCAGCACGCCGATTAACGCCACCACCATCAGCTGCAACCAGTAACGTTTAACCAGCGCGCCAATCATGACAGGAACAGAGCCCGCTCTGCCTCCCGGCGACGTGTAAGCCCGTTCAGGACTTTGCCACCAGCTTTATTCCAGCGCAGGAACTCATCGGAAGCGCCAGCGTAATCCCCAGCGTTGAGTTTTCGCAGGAGGGTTGATGTCGACAAAGACCGGGCGCCGAGGTTATACGTGAACGACACCAGGGCGTCGAATTGCCCCTGAGTCAGACCGACTTTAACCAGGCGGGACACGTCACTTTCGTAGCTGACCAGCCCTGTCTTCAGCAGACGTTCTGCAGTTTCCTGCTTAATCGTCATCCCGGCGCGGATTGGTTTGCCGTCGACTGGCTGAGTCCAGCCATAGCCAATCGTCCACACTCCTACGCTGTCCTGGTACGCGGTGAGCTTGCAGCCTTCGAACTGCTTGATCAGGGCAATGCCTTTATCACTGGTTTGCATCACCGCCTCCAAACCGAGAATTAAACACCCGGGAAGCCATAACCTTAACCTGCTCTACCCCAACAAACCCGAGCGCGCCACCTATAGCAATAGACAGGGACTGCGGGAGATTGAAGTAATCAAGAGCTGACACAGCGGTAAGGGTTAGGGCTCCGCAGATTGCTCCTTCAAGAATCATTTTCTTCCAGCCGCCACCGCCGTAAGCGATTCGCATGGCGGACATGACAACCGATAGCAATACGGCACCCATCGGCGTTTCGCCACGCCACCAACTGTGGAGTAGTTCGATAAACTCCGTCCAGGAGTGGGGATCGTTATGCATTTTCATAGTCTCTAACCTCCGGCTTAAAAGCGGGGGCTGTGTGTTTGAAAGGGGTCAGGCCCTCGGGACGATTTAACAAGAAGGCATGTCGATGATGTTTCCCGGGGCCTGGAATAAAAAAGCCAGCGACAGGCTGGCAATGTGAGGGTGTGGCAATGTCGGCTCTTCGGCCTAAGGGTCCCAGGTAGTGGGTTCTGTGTGCGGCGTACCGCAAATAAAAAAGCCCCGCACGATGGCGAGGCTTGGCATTCATTCATGTCACACACAACAACGGCAACATATACGATTTATTCTGCTCATTTGTTCATTGAAAAGCAAGCGCGTTATGAGGATTTTTTGCAATTTTCCTCACATTTTCGCGATTGTTAAACGCATTTTGCAGCGGTTGGTACAAACAGAACAGTGAGGCATTGATGATTTGCTTCACCTCTCTACGGATTGTCGAGATGCTTGGGTGTTTATACTGATTTCCGCCACGCGTCTTCATCAGGCGAGGCTTACTTACTGCATGCTGCCATGATGCAATTCGGATCTCGCTGGAGTTACAAACGTAGTAGGCGAAGACAACCCGCCAGGCATTTTCATCCACATTCTTCAGATAGTGACGAATGACAGCATCAATGAGCATCCCGTCATCATCACTACATACCGGTCGTGATGCTTGCTGGGGCTCGACGGTAGCCATGAATCTGGCAATCATGTTGATCATCGCTTTATCAATCTTGCCGGTCTGGCACCATGCGCCCCACAACTGGAGCCACTGGTCTACCCATTGATGCTGGTCGTTGGTTAATTCCAGTTTCATTATGCGGCTTCCTTCTGAGGCTGGTTGGTTTTGGTCTGGCTGTGCTTTGCTATTGGCGGCAGATTGGCGCGCTTAACGCTTTCGGCCTGGTAGCGTTCAACATCGACCCTGGTCATACATCTATCCCCCACCGTTTCCACGCTGCCTTTGTTCTGGCTTTAGTTCTCATGGCGAACCGATGGGCCTTTATGGCTTTACTGGCTGAATAATTGGCATACACCCAAAGAATTCGGAATGCCGCGCATATCCATACGGCGCCAAACAGAATGCAACTAATCAGACCAATAAACGCGAGGATATGAATTGTTAATTCAGACGGTGTCATGCTGCCTCCCGCTGTTTCAGCGCGCGAAGATCTGCCCGAGCTTTAGCGCGGATGCCGTCCAACTCTTCACGGGTGTATCGGTGGGTTTCGTTGTTGGATTCCAGCGCCAGCACGCGTTCTTCGCCGATCAGCTCGACCAGCGCGGAGCGGTACGCCTCAATGTTCCCGGATTTGTGAACGTTGCAGGCGGAGCACTGGAGCCAGATATTGTCCGGGTTAAATCGAAGCTGTGGCGCGGCGGCCGTGGTACGGTAATGACCGGCATGCCAGGCGAAAGCAGCCTTGGTTCCGCAGGAGATGCAGCCGTGCCCGGCGGCCAGCAGCATTTCGCGACGCCAGTCATTGAAGGCACGCTGAGTCATCTGCACCCAATGACGGATAGGTTTGAGCTCGCTGCGTCGTGCTGCGCGCCGTTGGCGACCTGCCTTCTCTTCGGTGCGCTGACGCTGCGATTCCTTCTGCTTAGCGGCTTCACGGGCTTTTGCGGTCTGTTCTTTGCCGATCGCGCTGGCGCACTCGAAGCTGCAAACTATCTGCCCCTCGCGTTGCGGGTGGAACCACTGGCGACAGGATTTATGGGCGCACTTGCGGCGCGGTAGCTTAGCCATGCGCTCTCCTCGCCGCGAGACGCAGCCATTTCTGATCCACCAGGCTGGCGGTGTAGTCCTTCAGTGTCGGGATGTCGGACGGCTTAACCGCTGGCTTGCGCTGGCGGCGCGCCGGAACGCGGAAGATTTCATTGGTGATGACGCGGGAAAGTGGAGTTGACATCAGGCCTCCTGCTTATCGCGCAGCACCTGAAATTCGCTGCTTTGAGGGATTGTGAGCACCAGGCCAAACTGAGCGCACCAGCCTTCCACCTGGCACATGAAATGGTGCATGTCGCCAGTGTCCAGATCGGACGTGTGGCGCAGCTCTAATTCAATCGTCTTAATTCCGGTCACGAAGTCGGTGTATTCAACCTCTTCATAACCGAGATAGGTCTTTTTGAGGTTGCGCTTTACCCATGCAGGCGTGGCGTCAGTGCGCCCAGACTTGATCAGGTAGTCGCTTATTTCCTTGTACCAAACGTGGCTCAGACTATTTTGTGAAAGGCTTCTCTTCTCGTGCCAGTCTTTGAGTTGCAGGCGGAAGCACTTGCCACTTTCGAGGAGAGGCTTCAGATGATGAGTGATAGCACCAAGGTTTCCACGGTGTAGCTTGATGCCGTCTTTGGGTAGAATCATACGGCCCCCTTAACGGAAACCGCAGAATGCAGAAAATCGCAGGTGCATTTCTGCATCTGTGACAAGGCGAGGAGTTCAGATTGTGGTCGCATTTAAGTCCCCTTAAATGCGCAGAAGTCACTGACGGGTGTTCAGGCCGTCAGCAAAGAAAGTATGGACGGTTGATTCAACAAAATCAACTAAAGAGAAAGGCCTCCGAAGAGGCCCTGGGCGGGTCGATATGTGAATCCCCATATCGCTTGTATGGTAGCTATGTCAACTCAGGCAGTTTGAAGCCAGCCATGTCTTCTGCCCGGATGGGAGGTGACAGGCAGTCAGCAAAGACCAGTGAACCATCGAGCAAGATAACGAAACTCCACCCTCTGAACAGGCTGGCGCTACACCAGTCGGCCTTAAGCGGCACATCTGGCATCCTGTCAGGGAAGGTTGGGTAATGCTCTGCAAGCCACTCCATGGCGTCGCAGCGGTTGATGGTGTAATTGTCGTACATCATGCCTCCTGCTGCGGTGCTGATGGCAGCGGCATCCAGTGGGTAACGTCCTGTCGAATCGGCACGATTCCATATGCGTCATCCCATCGGCCTTCGAAATAATACAGAGTTGATATGTCACCACCCTTGAAGCATGCGAGAACCTCTTGTTCTGCATTCTCTTCAGGCATCTGCTCACTGCAAGCCACCCAACCATCAGGAATCACCGGAGAGTTGAGTTGTTCGGAATTACCGAACGACTGAAGCATGGCTGCGCGATAGGCGTTCCAGCCGACAGCTTTTCCGTGTTCAAACGCGCTGTCAAAGTCATCATCCATTTCCATCGCAGCGGGCACAGATACCGGTGCTGGCGGGGCGGCGTAGACCGGTACGTAAACATTAACATCGGTGTCGGCACCAAGCTGTTCTTCAAGCGTAAATACACGACCTGTAAACCTGTTCATGTAGCCCACAGCCTCCGCTTCGAGCGATGCCAGCGCTATACGCGCCAGCGCCGAAGCCTCACCACATTGAACGTGGTCAGTTTCGATAATTTGCTGTAACTGCTCTTTGGTGAATTCTCTGGTAATAGTGCTCATGGGCGAATCTCCGTCCTGCCACCAAGTAAGCGGATTGCCACTCGTTCCCGGAAGGTAAGCGGTCGATGGTGTCCGCGGGCATTAACAATTTCAGGCTTTCCATTAGGCGGATAATTGACCCTGACCGATTGACCATCTAGCGCGTGAGAAGCCTCGAGTAGTGCTGACTTTAAGTGCGCAGGGCACTCTTTCTGCACCCGCTCGCCGTCTGAAATGACACCTGCAATCCCCTGAAGCATGCTGGCTAAATTGCTGAGATAATTTTTCACATTCACTCTCCTTTACCGGTGCCATAGGCAGATAAGCACTCTTCAAATCCAGCCTGATTATCCGTTTGACCTAAACTGAAGCCATGCTGAAGACCATGACGAAATGCGCTATCTTGCAATTTATCTGCGCTATCGAGCTTCGCTTCCAGTTCAGCAATCCGCTCCTCATACCGAGCGCCAACGGAAACGGCTTTATGGAAGGCTTCGCACCATTTTGACGATTGCGCCTGCATCTTCTCCAGCTCATCCAGCAGCGCCAGAACGGTGGCGGGGTTGGCTGCGGCGATGAACTTGGCCTTAGCTGCCGCGCGTTTCTGCCCGTCAAAGCCAGCCCACTTAACCACGTCGCCGCAACGATTATCGCCAGGCGTGTGAACGGAATACGTTTTGGATTTCGTGTCAATGAAGGCGCACCACTCATCGGCACCGGCCTTTTCCGCCGCTTCACGTAATGCGCGTTTGTCGATGTTGCTCATTGGGCGTCTCCAGAGCTTGGTTTCCAGATGAATTCAGGTGCGATAATCACCTCCATCGATGTGCCTCGCTCGTTGTACTGCTCAAGCATTTCCAGAATGTCAGAGTCAGCCTGTGTATCTCCGTAGCTCCCAACTATGCAGAGTAATTCGACAGGAGCTCCGAGGTTTTGCAGAGCAATAGTCAGTTGCTTGGCTAATGCCATTTTCATTGCTTCATCGCTCATGACTGCACTCCTTTGCGAAGCTGGGAGGCGAACTCGCAAACTGTTACACCGCCTTCCTCTGAGTAATCGGCTGATGAGATATGCAGGCCGTGGACAATGCTGCCGTCGTCACGTTGAATGTTACCAACCCACAGCAGTCCGTCAGTAAAATAGCCGTACCCAGATTCATGACCATCACCACATTGAGAGCAAATAGACTCAATGTCGGATGGTTCGAGGAAAATTTGTTGAGGTACGAGCACGTAACCTTCAGGAACGGCACTGGCCCGCACTTCAGCCAGGAAATCCTGGTACGCAGGAATCTGCAGAACCGCAAGAGCTCGAATCATCTTCTGCACTTCAGGCGGGCATTGCTCATAGTGCTCATCAGTGATAAACACTGCATCGCTGTGAATGGCTTCAATTGCACTCATTTCCGCAGCCAGCGCCGCGCATCTGGCTTCACCTTCAGCCACGCCAGCCTGGTACGCTTCGAACATGAGCTGCGTCTTCTCGTACACAAAGCTTCTGTCATCTTCCATCGCTGGCGAGCAGCCGTTGTTGTTCTTGGTAAACCACTCGATAAATTTCTGTTTCATACCCCTACCCTCCCCCAAACCATCAATACCCTTCTCATCGCCGGACTGTTGCGGCACTCCTGAAATATTCCGTTGGTGCAGCTGCGCGCGGTTCCGTCCTGCTCTTCCGACGTCGCCAGGCGATAAGTCACCGTTCGCCAGACCTTGCTCACCCGGACAATCTTGCGGGCCCGCTCCAGGTCGATAGCGTTCTTCGTGATGCAGTTGATGGTCATGCCACACTCTGTGGCCACATCCTTCGCGGTGAAGGTCCGGTGCGTTTCGAGATAACGCAGAATTGCCTGTTTGCCTTTCATCGTCTTAGCACTCATAGTCAGCCTCCTGTTGCATCTGGCCGCTGTAGGTGAAATCTACCGGGTCCAGGCCGGAGTAGCGGCTGCTGAAGTGGTAGGTCTTTTCTGCCCCCGGCGCATGGCGGGACTTCACACAGATGATTTCGGTGATGCCTTTCAGTTCGGTGTTCTCGTTGTACTTCTCATCCCGATACACCATGAAGATCACATCTGCTTCCTGCTCAATGACGCCAGACTCTCGCAGGTCTGCCGCTACGGGACGCTTATTAGCGCGCTGTTCAAGGTTTCGGTTCAGCTGGGCCAGAGCGATGACCGGGCAACGCAATTCTTTCGCAAGGTTCTTCAGGCCAGTGGCGATCTCCCCTACACTGCGGTTCATGTTCTCCGGGTCTGACATCCGCATTTTCTGAAGATAATCGACGATGACCACGCCCAGGCCGCCCAGCTTCTTGCTCATTCTGCGCGCTTCAGCACGCACCTGGTGAACGCTCAGGGATGGCTTGTCATTGATGTAGATTGGAGAGTCGATGAACTCCTTCATGCAGTGACTAACCTTCCCCCATGCCTCGTCCATTTTCCCGCTAACTTTGCTCAGCAGATCTTCTTTGCTCACCCGGGCCCGGTGGAACGCGACTCGCTCAGATATTTGTTCCACTGGCATCTCGAGACTGAAGAACAGCACCGGCTTTTTGTTTTTCAGGCCGACTGTCTCGGTCACGGTGGTGCTGAACATAGTTTTCCCCATGCCAGGGCGCCCGCCGACAACGATGAAATCGGTGTTGTTGAACCCGCCGAATGCGCTGTCGATGGTTGCCATGCCAAGCTCGGTTTTGTGCTTCCAGATATCGCCGCTGATAATCGACTGGATAGTCTCGAGGGACATGTCGATCCCGGTGGTGATGTGCTCGGTGCCGTAGTCGGTGTTGTGCTCGATGCCAGAGATATCCGCCTGTATGTTGCCGATGATGTCAGCGATACCCTCACTGGATGGTTCGGACAGCTTCTGGATCCCTACCTGTAGCGCCAGGGTCATCCGGCGGCCGAGATGCATTTCCCGCAACTTTTCGCAGTACGAGGCAAGGTTCGCGAACGACGGTGTATTTTTGCTGCATTCAGCCAGGTAAGCGAATCCCCCGGCACTTTCCAGCGCGCCAAGCCGTTCAAGGTCGCTGGTCAACGTCAGCAGGTCTATCTTCTCCCCGGACTCGTTGAGGCGTTTGTAGGACCGCAGAGCCACCTTGTGAGGCGTTGCTGTGAAGTGGTCCTCAGTCAGCCCCTCAATCGCGTCAGTCGCCATGTCAACGCCGTCTGTGCGGCCCGCTGCGAGCATGATCCCGCCGATGACGGCCTGCTCAACGTACAAATCGATAAAACGGCTCATGCTTTGACTCCCTTGCGCTCACGGTGCTCGTTGATGGCCTGCTCGTAGACAGATCCCCAGTTCTTCGGATTCAGTATCCAGTCGAGAGTCAGCCATGGCTGATCGCCTCTGGTGCCGAACAGGGAAGACTTGCTAATCAGCTCGAAGGCCATTCCCATGTGCTTCAGTTCTCGCCAGTTGCCCTGGGTGGTTTTGCCGTTCCACACAGCTTCCAGGTCTCGATAGGCCGGACGGCGGCGGTTCCACTCATGCAGCGAAACGGCCTTCGAAGGGAATTTTTCATTCCAGAGCTTGATGATCTCTTCGTGCGGACAGGCTTTCGGGTTGCTTCCATGACCATCTGCCCATATCAGGGCGTCTGACAGGTATCCATCAAAGCGGGTCATACGGCACAGGTTCTCTGGCTTGAAGCTGTGACCCCAGTTCACATGGGCCCAGCGGATAACCAGCTTCAGCTCTTCAGCGGTGTAGCACTGGTCTTTGCTCTTCACCGTGGAGAGAGCTTTCTCAAAAGGTGCCAGCGCAGCACAACGACTACCGGTTAGCTCGTTGAAGTAATCCATCACTTCCTGAGCGAGTGAGTTTTCCCCCTGGGGGGATTTAGGGGGATCTTTTCTTTCTTTCTTTTGAATAGTTTCTTTTGTGTTTAGCTGAGTTGGCTTATGGGTATTAGCTGACTTGGCTAATGTTTCATTAGCTGTTTCGGCTAATGATTTGCCATTTTGGCTAATGCTGAAATTCCAGTCAGAAATCACCTTATTCACCCCGATCGCCAGGCCGTTGGTAACGATGATGTTCATTGCAATCATCTCGTTCTTGGCCTTGCAGACATGCGTATGGTGAATGCCGGTCATTGCTGCAATCTGGGTATTGGTAATGCGGTCAAACTTTTTCCCGAACCCGTAAGTTTTGCGGATCACCGCCAGAACGACCTTCAGCTGGCGAGCCGTTAAATCAGCAGCCATAACCGCTTCCAGCAGCTCGTTAGCGATGCGGGTATACCCATCATCGATATCTGCCACCTGACGCTCCACGACCGTTACAGACGGTCTGAAAGGTATTACTTTTGCGAGGCTACCCACGGCCACTCTCCTTACGTTTCAGTTCTTCCAGGATGGCGCGCATCTTCTCTGCCACAATCGGGTTAACCGAGCGGATGAAGCGGTCGCGGGTTATGTTTTTATGTACAGCGGTATGGTAATAGCGTGGATTTTTTGCCATTATTCCTCCTGCAACTACTCTCGTTTTTGCACCAGAAAGTCGGTTCTGTTCGCGCAGACCGGCTTTCGCCATTTCTGTAGTTCTCACATAACCCCCAGCATCGACGTAACCATCGTCATTAGCGGCCCTACCTGCTCCGGCATGAGGCGGAACAGCGACGCTATACCCTCGCTTACCTCTTTCAGCTTCTGGTGCTCTGGAGCATCCAGAAGGACGGCCTGTTTAGCCTCTGCGAGTTCTTTCTCGGCCTCAGCCAGACGAGACATTTTGCAATCGACACCGATAAGGCGAGTGCGATACTCAACAGGCAGGACGGCCATGATTGCCGGCGCCAGCTGGCGAATGTTGTTGGCGGCGTATTCGGTGTCGCCGTCGATCCAGCGGAAAACCTTCTGCATCTGGCGGTGCGAGTCAGCAGGGATATCCAGACCGGTGCCGCCGGACGCCCGCCACTCTTCCACGATCAGCGCTGCGACAAATTCACGACTGCGGCAATCAGCTGCCCAGGCGCGTACTGCTGCGCGGATCCCATCGATATTTAACGCCGAGGATTCTCGCTCCCGGCGATTCTGGTAAATCATCGCCGCTGGCGAAAATTTGTTACCTTGTTGATACGCAAGTGAATGCATTGCTTTCCCTTTCGTGGTTAGGGCCGCCGGTCAGGCGGCTGTCGATTCATTTTTAATTCGGTCAGGGTTTGCAGCCTGTAGTAGCCACTCTGCCGTAAACTGCCCTTTTGATGCGTCAGCCAAAAGCTGTGAATAGTTGGTTTTCTCTGTGTACTCAGTGCGAGGCAACGCCGCGTTCTTTACCCACTTGTGAATAGCAACATTCGACAGACCACATAGGCGTGCCGCTGCGGTTTGTCCGCCTACAGCTTCGATTGCAAATTGCATTGGGTTCATAGTGTTTTCCGTTAACTATATTAACTACGAGTTAAGGTTATATCTTAACTGACAGTTATGTCAACTCTAATTGATAATTAACACATGGTTAAAAAAGACGATTTAAAAGAAGAATTCTCGAAGAGACTTCGCGCTGCATTGCTTGATGCTGGCGTGGGTGGGCGTGGGCAGGCTGGCAGGATCAGGGAAGCTATGAAGTCCCAAGGGATTGCTGTATCTGAGCCCGGGATCTGGAAGTGGCTTAACGCATCAGCAATACCAGACCAAACCAATATCCTTGCACTTAGCCGCTGGCTTGGGGTTCGCCCTGAGTGGCTGGAATACGGAAGGAATGATCCTGAACCTGAACTGCACAGGGTATCATCCATCCCGCCTGAATCTGAGTGGGGAACTGTCGATGCCTGGGACAAAAACACACCGCTACCTGCGGACGAGGTTGAAGTGCCTTACCTCAAGGATATTGAATTTGCATGTGGCGATGGCCGCGTTCAATGCGAGGATCATAATGGCTTTAAGCTGAGGTTCTCCAAGTCAACACTACGCCGAGTAGGGGCAAACACCGACGGTTCTGGAGTTCTCTGCTTCCCGGCCACAGGTGACAGCATGGAGCCGATCATTCCCGATGGCACTACGGTAGCCGTAGACACGAACAACAAGCGCATAGTTGACGGTAAGCTGTATGCCATTGGTCAGGCAGACGGCGGTAGCGGGCAGCTCAAGCGCATTAAGCAGCTATACCGGAAGCCGGGCGGCAAGCTAATCATTCGCAGCTACAACGGCGACGCATATCCGGATGAAGAAGCTGACATTGATGATGTTGAGATAATCGGTCGCATATTCTGGTACTCGGTGTTGCTGTAAAGACGAAGCTGCGACTGGTGTGATAGCCGTCATCATTCAATATGGTTGATGAAAATCATCATAAAGTTTGTGTTCTTTTAGTCGATTTTAAGTGTATATATATCATGTGCGCGCGATATAGAGATGTTTCCTTTCAAAGTCAATTATTTCATTGCTAAATCGTGCTTATTGAGCGGAAATCGTCCAATTCGCATTGAAAATCGATTGGAGAGATCCTATATAAGGAGTATAGTTAGTGACCCAAGAATTTAGAGATGCTGTAAAAGTGACAGATGCAGAAGCTTCTTTTCAAGAAAGGCAACTGTATCAGGTTCAGATAGCTGTGAAGGCTTTGATTGATTTCGTTGTCACTAGCTTTGAAGAGTTGGGTATCGAAAAGTTACATGAGCTCGTTGATCCGTCACTTGATGAGGTTCATGAGATCATTCTCAAGCTTGATACCAAAGCCAAGCAACTTGGCGCTCTTGACCTACAGCAGGTATTGCTTACCGCGCAGATACTGATTCGTGATATTAAACAGAAAAACCCAGATCTGTGTGCACAAAGCTCCAAAATTCTCAAAGGGGCTGTAATTTTTAAATAACTTTCTTTTGGATGAAACGAGGCACTGCGGAGGCGCATATGAATAAACTCCACACAATTTCTGAGATGCTTAAACTGGCTGGCCGTCTTAATGAAATCGTTGCAGAAATGCAAGCTCGCAAGGATGCTATCCTTGCAGAAATGAACAAGAAAGCTGCATAACCCAGTTCTAATGTTCATATTAAACCCGGCCACCGCGCCGGGTTTTTTTGTGTCTTCCATACCGAGATCCAAAAGTTACTGCGCTGGCGTTAAAATCAATGACTTACACTAACCACTAAAGCAAGCATCCAATGCAATTCAATCACTTATGACGTGATCCAAAATAACCTGCGCTGGCGCATGTTGCTCCTGCACTTTTTTGTCACTCCTGCACTACCTTCCTTTCCGCACTATCTCGGCTGCATCCCTGTTCACTCCCTTCCCTATCACGTTGCCAGTTTCCTTCCGGTACTGTTCAAGTTTTTCAATGATAGCCTCCTGCGTCACAGGCAGATCCGCCAGCGATAACTCCATCACCGCGCGCCCGGCGGCATGAGCCATCATGTTCACTTTTTCTTCATCCAAGTCCATAACCCACTCCTTTTTGATGTTTTTTGCAGCATATCACGTTACGTAAAAACACATAACAAAACTAAATTAACCAACAAATCATAACCTTAGTAACCAAAACCCAAATAATTAACCACTGGTTATTGACTGAAAATAACCACTAGTTAATAATCAACCTATCGAAACGAAACATCGACAGCTGAGCGAAGTTAGCCAGCGGCGAAGTTGAGATTCGGTCAGTCGAACGGCGCGACAGTAAACCATGCGTCGGACCATAGGCGGGCTCAGGGAGAGCGGCAATTATGGCAAAGCGAAAAAAGATTTATTCCAGTCCATTTGAAGCTGAGTGGGCTGTGCTGAATCACAAGAGGATTTTTTATGACTCAGACATACATTCCGGCGTGTTTAAGAGACCTTCCTAAGAAGCGTCAGAAGCCACGCAAACAGGCGATTAAAGAAGCGCAAGTGGAAGTCCTGAATAAGGCAATCGCATCGATAAAAGACGATATGCGTGCGTTCAAAACAGAAGAGCAGCGTCGCGGTCATTACCAGGCGATCAGCACACTCTCACAGATTCGTGATGAGTTGTAGCAGCTGATAGATAAAGCATTTCTCCCGCATCAGCGGGTAACGACAGAGGGTAAGGCAATGAAAACAAGTAGCGGACAAGAGATTTTAAAGGGCTTCAATGTTCGGGATATCTCTGCTGATTATGACGAGCCAAGGTTTGATGTTTTGTTTGTCCATGATGATGGCAAATGCCGGTATTCAAACGATGTTTTTAGTTCTGAGCAAGAGGCCATCAGTTACGCAGAAACATGTAATGCCAACACAGCAGACGATGAATGCTGGGACTACTACCAGCACTCTTCAACCAGTAACGACTGGAAGTTGATTCAACACATTGAAGCTAAAGCCGCCTAACCAGCGGCTTTTTCATACCTGGAGTCATTTACGAGTGGCTCAAGTTATGACAACCGGAGGCCATCCACCGACCATTGAAACACTGAATAAATGCGTTGAAGTCTTGTATTAACCGTTCCGTTCGCCGCGATAAGGCCAAGAGGATTTATGAGCAATAAAACTGGAGGGCGCGCTTTCCCATGCGATTCTATCGTGGAGCGCGACGAAGTTGGTCACTTACATGGTTTCGAAATCAGCTCTGGCGGCATGACGCTGCGCGATTACTTCGCAGCCAAGGCTATGCAGGGAATCATCAGCAGCGAATGCAACTATGGAGCGTTTAGTGATTTAGCAAGCGATGCATACAGCATTGCCGACGCAATGCTCCGCGCCCGGGAGGCATCATGACTATCAACCATAAGTTACTCATTCAGGCTCGTTCGCCGCGATAAGGCCAAGAGGATTTATGAGCAACCCAATCACAGTAGGTTTTTCAGGCCTGACGAAGCGAATTTTCGCTGGTCGTTCAAAGCCGAGCAAATTGGCGCCCGGCGTTCGCGAGTTCACCGGTGAGAAATTTGATGTCACAGACGAGGCGCTATTTGCAGTGGCCCATCTTCTCGCGGTTCGTGATGACATCCTGATATTCCCGACAGCTGATGGGAAAGAGATTCACCTCCGCGCCGACATCAAAGAAAAGCGGGAGGCATCATGACAGTCACCAACAACGGCAAACAGTACACCGCCAAAAAGGTCAACGATAACGAGTGGCAGCTGACGTCAGTATCGGCACCGCGTGAAAAGCTGGTGCTGAACCGCTGGCAGATGCATATCGCTGGCCTCCTGGAACAGGTTGAGGTGAAGGTATGATTGGAATGCACTACGGCACCGCATCAGTGCCACGTGGCGAGGTTTTACCGGGCACAATGCTGCAACACCACGGCAAAACTTATCGCGCCTCTGCGAACGTTGAGAAAGGTCTGTACGCCTTCAACATCTTCGAAAAAACCATCATCAAAAGTGATTCCGTCGTTGTGCTGCTGAATGAGCGCGGCGAACCGATGGTTCACTGATACCAACCACCCTATTCAACCGATCGGCCTGGCTTTCTGCGGGCGGGATCTGCACACCCAAATTTCAGGAGAAACCATGAGCGAAGTAACGGACTTAACTGTCATCGAAATCAAGCCTGAGCAGGCACCAGTGCTTTACGTAGCTGGCGGCCTTGACGCTTATCTCGAGCAAATCCGACAGGCAGTAAACGAAGTGCCGGACCTGTCCACGAAGAAAGGCCGTGACCGTGTCGCTTCTTTGGCGGCGCAGGTATCTCGCAGCAAGACGGCAATCGAAAAGCCGGGCCGTGAGTACCTGAAGCGCCTGAAAGAAGCTGTGCGTCCGGCTGAGGCCGAAATTAAGCGATTCGTTGACGCCTGCGACGAGCTGCGCGATGCGACCCGCCGCCCACTCACCGAATGGGAAGCCGAGCAGGAACGCATCAAGGCTGAAGAAGCCATGAACGCGATGCACGAAGAGGCGCTGGTGATGAACAAGATGTTCGATGACCAGCTCGCCGCGCAGATCGAGGCAGACCACGAAATGGCTCTGCTGATGAATGACAAGTTTGACCGTGACCGCGAAGAGCAGCGCCGCCAGGCGGAACAGGCTCAGCGTGATCACGAAGAACGCATTAAGCGCGAAGCGGCAGAACAAGCACGCCGCGATTCAGAAGCGAAGCATAAAGCTGAGCTGGAAGCAGCGGCACGCCGTGAGGCTGAAGGGAAAGCGCGTGCAGAGCTGGCGGAGCGCCAGCGCATCGAAACGGAGCAGCGTGCAGCACGTGAGAAGCAGGAAGCGGAAGAGCGTGCACGACGCGAAAAAGCCGCGGCAGTGGAAGCTGAGCGCCTCAAGGCAAAACAGGCAGAAGAAGCCCGCCTGGCTGAGCAGAAGCGAATCGCCGATGAGCAGGCAAAGCGCGAAGCTGACGTGAAGCATCGCAAGGCGGTCGGCACCAACATCGTTAACGCGCTCACCAGCCACACCAGCATTACGCGCGAGCAGGCTATCGAAGTGCTTACCTCCCTGAAAGATGACCTGATCCCCTGCGCAAAAATCCACTACTGAGGCAACCATGAACGCATTCCTCACTTACGACCGAATCGAAGATCGGCGCTGTGTTGAGCAGCAGATCACCGACGAGAAGGAGAAGTGGATCGACGACAGGGCGCAGCAAATCATCGACATGATGCCAAAAGAACCGTCCGGACTCTTCCACTTCACGATCCCGATTGACTCCAGCCCATACGAAGGACTTCGCAGCGATAAAGCTGGCGAGGCCTACAACGATTTCATTTCGGCAGTTGCTTACGCCCAGGCGGAATACGACTGGGAACACCGTACCGGCTGCCCGTTTTAATTTTTGAGGGGATTAACAATGAGCACTGCACTTTCCACCATGGCCGGGAAACTGGCCGCACGACTCGGCATGGATGCCGGCACAGACCTGATGAATACACTGAAGAATACAGCGTTCAAAGGTGGCAACGTCACGGACGAGCAGTTTACAGCCCTGCTGATCGTCGCCAACCAGTACGGCCTGAACCCATGGACCAAAGAGATTTACGCATTTCCAGATAAAGGCGGGATTGTCCCGGTTGTCGGCGTGGATGGGTGGGCGCGAATTATCAACGAACATCCTCAGTTTGACGGCATGGAGTTCTCTTACGACAAGGAGGAAGGCGCGTGTACCTGCAAGATTTACCGCAAAGACCGTAAGCACCCGACCATTGTCACTGAGTACATGGGAGAGTGTAAACGCAACACTCAGCCATGGCAGTCCCACCCTACCCGCATGCTTCGCCACAAGACGCTTATCCAGTGCGCGCGACTGGCCTTTGGTTTCGCTGGCATCTTCGACCAGGACGAGGCAGAGCGAGTGATTGAAGGAACAACGGCAGAGGTTCATGCGGGCCATGAATCAGATAGCCGTCGCCCGGATCTGATCGCAAAAGGTGAGTCAGCCGCGCGCCTTGGAACCGTTAAGTATCAGGAGTTCTGGGTGGCGCTGAGCGCTGAAGAGAAGCAGGTGATCGGCGCAGTTGAGAAGCGACGCATGTATGACATGAGTCTTGCTGTCGACAACGCCGAACCTGTCAATGCCACAGAGACGGAGGCTGAATGATGGAGCAACGCACCCCTGAATGGTTTGCTGCGCGCTGCGGCAAGGTCACCGCGAGTCGCCTGGCTGATGTCATGGCCCGGACTAAGTCGGGCTACTCCACCAGCCGCCAGAACTACATGGCCGAGCTGATTTGCCAACGGCTGACCGGGAAGCTGGAGGAAGGGTTTTCGAATGCCGCAATGATGCGCGGCACTGAACTTGAGCCAGTGGCGCGCGAAATGTACGCCCTGAATGAGTTCGATGCGGCAATCACTGAAGTTGGACTCATCGATCACCCAACCATACCCGGATTCGCAGCCAGCCCGGACGGACTTGTCAACGACGACGGGCTTATCGAAATCAAATGCCCCAACACCTGGACCCATCTTGAAACGCTGAAAACTGGCGAGCCAAAGCGCCAGTACATGCTGCAAATGCATGCGCAGATGATGTGCACCGGGCGGAAATGGTGTGATTTCGTTAGTTTCGATGATCGCCTGCCGCCTGACCTCGCCTATTTCAAGAAGCGCATTCATTTCGATGAAGAGCTGGCGCGCGAAATCGAGTCTGAGGTTAAGAGCTTCATTGCAGATCTGGAATCTGAAATTCAGAAAATCACAGAGCGTGCAGCATGAAACGCACACCCTTCTACCGCAGGCCCGGTCGAACCGGGCAATTCTCCGGCCTTCGTGAGCGCGTTATCTGGATGATTCAGACGCGCGGCCGCCCGGTAACCGGCAGCGAAATCGCAGAGAAGTTTGGCGTAACGCTCATCGAGTTCAACCGGGTCGCCAATGGCATTACCCGCGGCACCGGACAGATAGCGCAGATCGTTGAGTCGAAAAAATGGCTCAACGAGGACGGCATCTGCGACCGGACATTCGACCTCGTCACGAAGCCGAAGGTTGTAACGCCACAGGGTAAATCGCGGCTGTTCACCCGGCGCGCCATTGCGCAATCTCAGGAAGGTAGACGGCAGGAATGCATTGAACGTGCCGCCCGCCGTCGCCGCCTGATTGCTCAGGGCCTCTACATCGACGAAATGGAGTCCATCCTATGACTCACGCTCACGACGACATCAGGGTTGGCACGCTGCGCCTTCCCTTCATTGGTAACGGCTGGCTAATGCCATGGGGTGAAGTGGTCAGCAATCCATTAAAAGCGCAGCGGCTCGCTGAGGAATTTCGGGAAAGGCAGGAGGCGGCATGACTGATTACACCGGCAGCAACACGCCAGCGGATCAGCGCGACCTCTGGCGCACTCCACCAGCCTTTTTCGCTTCCCTTGATGCTGAATTTTGCTTTCAACTTGATGCCGCCGCGGCGCCGCACAACGCGCTGTGCAGGAAGTTCATCACCGCCGAGCAGAACACGCTGGAAACGCCCTGGGCTGATTACCTGAGCATTCCCGGCCACGTCTGGCTGAACCCGCCATACAGCGATATTACGCCGTTCGTTAAGAAGGCTGCAGCCGAGAGCGCCAATCAGATCGGCACGGTCATGCTGGTTCCGGCAGACACTTCGGTTGGCTGGTTTAAGGAGGCTATCCAGACGGCCAGCGAAGTTCGCTTCATCACCGCCGGGCGACTGGCATTTATCAACCCGGTTACCGGTAAGCCTGTCAGCGGAAACAACAAGGGCTCAATGCTCATCATCTGGCGACCGTACCCGCGCACACACTGCCACTTCGCAACTGTGGACCGGGACGAGCTGATGGCTTTCGGGGCGAAACTTCTCGCCCGCCGGGAGGCCGCATGACGCCAGCAAATGAAAACGCCATCCGCGCCGCCTGCCGCCGCTGCACCGAGGAAATACAGCAGGCCATGCGCAAGAAGCCAAAGCCTAACTGGAACGAAACGGTGCCTCCCATCATCAACAAGCATCACAAGAAAATTGAAGCTCTGGGAGTTAGCCTCCTGGAGTTCGTCGTCAAAACTGGCCGCCTTAACGGGCGGTTTGGAGCCGAACAATGAATATGAAAAGTGAAAAAATCGTGATGATGGATAGCGACGAAGCGGCCAGCATCCAGACTGTAACTGGCTGGGTAGATCGCCATGGCCGTTTCTGGGGAAAAGACGAACACCAGGCGCGCTGGTGCGGCGCTACTCATCGCAAGTGCAAAAACAAACCTGACGAGCACCCGATTCATAGCACTAATGGCTATTGCGAAGAATGCCACCGCGAAAGCCGCCAGGCTAAGTTCGCCACCTATGAACGCGCGGTATGGGCCGGAGAGCCGCTCGTTATCTTCGATAGTGACCAGTACTTTTTCGACGCTGAATCACTGGCCGACTATTGCTATGAGCACTCCCTGCTGCCGAGCGAGTTGCAGTTAATGATCTGCGAACCTAACTACCCGCCGGAGTTCGACCTGGAGCAGCACTGCGAAGAGATAATGGCTGATGGTGATGATTATTACTGCTTGCCGCAAGCTGTGCGTGATGCTGCTGAGGCGCTGAATAAGGCGCTGAAAGAAAGTGCTCCAGTATCGTGGAGCGCCAGCAATCGCGTGGCGATCGTTTCTGACGACATGCTCAACGACGAACAGAAGGCCGAAATAATGGCGGAGCGCGCCGCATGAAGGCACTAATCACTAGGTCGCTTAGTCGGCCTTTTTTATTGCTGGCGTTCACCTTCAAGCGAATTAACAGACAGTTCCGGGAGCATTGACCATGGACATCATCGACACCGCAGCAGAGATTGAAGAGCTTCAGCGTAACGCTGCACTTTCCGCTCACCGCATCGACCACAAAGCCGTATCAGCAGAGCATTGCGCTGAATGCGGCGAGGATATCCCGGCGCCACGGCGCGCTGCCGTTCCCGGCTGCCAAACGTGCGCCAGTTGCCAGGCTGATCTGGAACTTATCCGTAAGCAAAGGGGGTTGTGATGTTTGGTCGGCGTAAGAACGCACCGAAACCTTGTCGTACATCTGCAAAATACTTGTTTGCCCGTGCATTTTTCAAGAACGTCAAACCTGGGATTTTAATCGGCACAATGGCAGGTAAAGAGCAGTTGCGATACTACATGGACGGAGCATGGTGGAACAATGACCCTATCATTGCAGCCCGGAACATTCACCGTAACTGGGGAGGAATTCAAAAATTACCTTCCGACTGATATTGCCTAATACCTGGTACGCCGATCCCCACGGCGCACCATGCAAAATTCTCCGCGCTACCCACGAAGTCATCCACTACATCCGCAACGGTCGCACCTGCATTGCCAGCATGGGCCGCTTTCAGCACGAATTCGAGCCGCTGACCAAAGCACAGGCCGAGCGGATCGCCGAAGAAATCGAAATAGCAGAACACCTGAAGAAGCTGCGTGCCCAGCGCGCGGCATGAGGAGAGAGCGTGAAACCTTACGAATCGAAGAAATCACAGTTCACCAGAAACCTGATCCGGCGGCGACACGCTGAATGGTCAGAAAAGACATTCGGCAATGTCGGCCCAATCGGACCTCTGAAGCACCTTTCGAAAGAGGCGCTGGAAGCTGCAGCCGATCCTGGCGACATCAGTGAATGGGCTGATATGCAGTTCCTGCTGTGGGACGCGCAGCGGCGCGCCGGTATCACCGATGAGCAAATCACCGTGGCGCTGGAAGAAAAGCTAAAGGTGAATATGGCTCGCCAGTGGCCGGAGCCGAAAGACGGCGAGCCGCGCCTTCACATCAAACCATGACGCAACTGATAGCCAGTTATGAGCTGGCTATTGGGTGCGAAAGCACTGCTCCGTTATCCCTTTTGCCCGGCCACTGCGCCGGGCTTCTTTTTGGGAGTTCACCATGCAATCAAACCCCAGGAACTGGCTCATCGCCGCACTTATGGCGCTGGGCGCTCTCATATCATTTCTTCACGAACCGGAAGGTGTGCAATGGCTGCTTTTAATGTGGGCGCAATAGTCCAGAAGAAGACCGGCGGCATTCATGGAGTGGTGGATGGTCTGCAGGATCCGGACAGCGACCATCCGCAGTTCTGGGTGCGGTGGGACGACAGAAATTATTCTGTGCATCCGGAAAACGAATTACGCGCGGCCACGCCAGACGGTCCGCAGTTTTATAAAACTATGTCATAGGAGGGGAGATGGTTACAGCAGAGCCACTCACTGCGCAGAAGGCGGCAAAACTCCTGAAGGTCTCTCCGAGGACTGTTTATCGCCTCATTGACTCCGGCCAGCTCGCCGGGAAGAAGATCGGGAACAAATACCGAACGACCGACGTCGCCTGTATTGCGTATTTACATGACCCGCGCGATCCTGTTTCCGCGAGCGCGGGTGAACATAAAGGAGAAATTTTATGTCAATCACCCTCAGAGGCGGCGTCTGGCACTGTCATTTCGTTACGCCGTCAGGGAAAAGAATTAGACGATCTCTTGGCACGGGGGACAAGAAACAAGCGCAGGAGCTGCACGACAAGCTGAAGGCTGAAGCGTGGCGGGTGGATAAAATCGGGGAACTGCCGACGAGGACGTTTGAGGAATGTTGCATCAGGTGGATCCGTGAGAAAGAGCATAAGCGGTCCCTCGATGACGATAAGACCAAAATCGAATACTTCCTTCGGCACTTCTCCGGCCGGGATATTTCGACCATCACGGCGGACCAGGTAAACGAAGCAGTTTCGAAGATGGTCAACCGCAAGCACATCCAGGTGTGGGAGTCGCGCCGGGACGCTGCTATACGTCGTGGAAAGGAGCCGCCGCCGTACACTGAAAAGCCAGTAAGCCAGGCCACAAAGAGCCAGCATCTTTCTTTTATGCGCTCTCTGTTCAAGGCTGCTGCTAATGACTGGGGCTGGATTAAAACGGCCCCGATTATAAAAACGAAAAAGCCGATCAGCAAACGCATCCGCTGGCTGACCAGAGAAGAGGCAGAACGACTTATCGCCTGCATGCCGGAATCGATAAAGCCGGTGGTGATATTTGCGCTGGCAACCGGCCTGCGCCGCTCCAACATCATTGATCTGGAGTGGCAGCAGGTCGATATGCAGAGAAAGGTTGCATGGGTAAATCCGGAGAACGCGAAGGCGGGCAAGGCTATCGGCGTGGCTCTGAATGATACCGCATGCAGGGTATTAAGGGATCAGATCGGGAAAAGTTCCAGGTGGGTATTCGTTCACACGAAACCATCGACGCGCCCGGATAAAACTGTCACTCCGGCGGTCCGTAAAATGCGAGTGGATGACAACAGCGCGTGGCGCATTGGCCTGGCAAAAGCAGGTATTGAGGACTTCCGTTTTCACGACCTCCGGCATACCTGGGCGAGCTGGTTAATTCAGTCCGGCGTGCCGCTGTCCGTGCTGCAGGAGATGGGCGGCTGGGAGTCGATCGAAATGGTGCGTCGTTATGCTCACCTGGCACCGAACCATTTAAGCGAACACGCACGGAAAATAGATGCCATTTTTGGAAACCATGACACAAATACGACACAAGGAGAAAATCAGGCTGGTTTGAAACTGGCGTAAGTAACTGTTTTTAAATGGCACGCCCTGTAGGATTCGAACCTACGACCTACGGCTTAGAAGGCCGTTGCTCTATCCAACTGAGCTAAGGGCGCACTGAGAAGAGTGAACTTCGCGGTGGTGAAACGCCTGGAATTATACGGTCAATGACAGGTGAGTCAATGCCTTTTCGGCTTTCAGGGGCAATTACCGCTAGCCGATTGTAAATACGGCTGTTTTTTCAACATTCATCGCTTTTCCGTCGTAGAATTTCGCGCTGCGAAAAGGCTTAGTTGCATTTAAGTAACGCCTGCTGTTTTCCTGAGCGTCAGCTCGTCACACTAGTGTTAGGTATCCCGGCCGCCTGGAGGCTGACAGACAACAGGACCATGGAGTGACAGCGCAAAACCTGACCTATACGCCCCCCCGGTTACAGTACCTTTCTCAGGACATCGTCGGCATCAAACTTGAGCCCATCGTCGCCCTCTCCTCTTTACGCAGGGTCGGCGTGGAGGTCCTTAGCGTCCTGTCTGAAACGCAGCATAGCGAAGCCTTTTTCCGCCATCAGTCTGCAGACTGGTCGATAACGCTGCTTGAAGCACAGCTCACCGCGTTAAAAAATACCCCGCACTGTAATAATTTTTTCATTAATCTGCCGATAACCGTCCTGACAGAGCCCGACGCTTTTCAGCGGCTTAGCCGGATAAAATGTCCGCCGCTGAATATTGAACTTGTCGACCCCAGTGCTTTTTTAACGCTGTCAGCCGCGCAGAGGCAGACCGTTACCCGGAGCCTGTTGCAGCTCATAAGACAAGGTCACGGTATCTGGCTGGATGACATTGATGAAACACTCATCCCGCCCTTTTTATCCTGCCAGTTACCGTTAAGCGGCGTAAAAATCGATAAGGATGCATTCTGGCGTTTACGCGCCACGCCCGTGCTACGGCAACTGGTGTCCCGGTGCTTTCAGCTTGCCGGGAAAGTGCTTATTGAAGGTATTGAGACTGAGCAGGATTGTACCTGGGCACTGCAGGCAGGCGCAGAACTCGGCCAGGGCTATTACTGGCCGTCCTGGACATGGCCGGAGGATTAA